CTTCCGATCTTGGGAAGAAACTTTTGAATCTTCTTAACCAAGTTGATGTGTGTTTGGAGCAGCTGATTCGCGGTAGGCGTAAGCCATCCTTCCGGTCTTGTGCGATTGGTGTACTTTGCTTCTTTGTTTTTAATACCAATGCAGAGTACATCTTTCTTATAACCCGGAAGGCGACGTTTGATGATGCCAATTTCTTTTGCACGTTTGCTAGGATTCTTACTTTGAGCAGTATCTTGCTTCACGCACTTCTTAGAAATGGTGCCATTTGCCTTAGCCCGTCGCTGACGGCGGTGACGTCTGCCATTAGTGCGTCTTGCGCAGCGGGATTCCTTACGCTTTTTCATCAGTTTCGGGATTTCTTTATTACGGGTCTCAAGATGTGCGGTAAAGACTGCCGCGCCGTCTGCTTTGACTACAGCAACACCGATATTGGTTCTACCGGGGTCGATGCCTAAATATAGGGGCTGCACTACATCATTGGTTTCATACAACAGTTGGATGGTAAACGGTTTAGTCCTTACGACTCGTGCTTTTTGATTTTTAAGCAGATGGCGCACATGTCCGCCACGAGTCGTAGGCATCAAAGGTTTACCGTCTTTGCTGAGCACATAAACAGTGGACATATACGCCGCCTCCTTTACGATAAGTCTCTCCTGCCGAAACAGGAGGTTGTGTTTCCCTTGGCTAGATGACGCCTTCGCATGGTTGCAAGCTGGGAAAACCGTACAAGTGCAGCTCGTCATCTTGATATACAAAAGTACATCCGCCTGTGATATTGAAGGAACTTAGTGGGATGGGGTCATTCCACTAAAATTCTTCAATACCCCTAATGCCGAGGAGTGAGAGACCCACCATGCCGATAAGCAAAGTGAGGAGTCCAAGTCCAAAAGCAAAGGCAATATATTGAATTACGTCGATGAGTTTAAGCCATTTTGCGACTGCAGCGCCTAAAACAATCAACAGGCCAAAGCAGCCGGTCAGATAAATGAGCAAGCCAAACTGTGCAGTTCTGCTAAAAAAGGATTCAAGTGTTTTCATGATAAACTCCTTTCATACTTTTTATGGTATACGATTCGCAAGAACCTGCAATAGGAAAACAAAAAAAGCTGCCCAGCCGAAGCTGGACAGCTTGTGTGTTGTAGTATTTTAGCGTTTGTTGTCTCTCTCTTGTCTCCTGCGTTCGCGCTCCTCATACTCTTTTTTCTGATACTTGAGTCGTTCATTCAGCAGGAAGGAGTTTTCATCGCGAGTCATTTGCAGTTTTACCTCGTACCAGCAGCCGTAAAGAAAGGCTGCCAGAATGCAGAAGCCAACGATTTTGACTAAGAGGTTGAAAAGAACGTTCACAATAACCGGGAAAATATAGCCGATGGCTTTGGCGATAAGCAGGATGAGCCCACCGAAGACAACGATTTTTGCGATTGTCTGAACAACGGGCGGGAAATCGCCCAGGACTTTGGAAATGGTATCGTTAATTTTGGTGATGATATTAGTGTTTTTGCCACCGTTGTTATTATTTTCTGCCATGTCGGTTCCTCCTTTTTGTGCCAATTATAGCATATATCGGTACAAAACGCTACACTCCACATGAGGAATCTTGATGTTTAAGCAATAGCTCAACAAAAAATGCCGCCACCCTTTCGGATGACGGCAAGTGATGTTATTTCTTCACGGGGATATTCTGGTCAAGAATAACATCGAAGTTGTAGTGCGGCATCTTAGACGCATCACCACCAGCAGCTTCGAGGGTCATGTAGAAGTCCTCGTCATTCATAGCCTGCACGAGAGTGTTCATCTCGTCGCAGGTATGTTTGAGCATAGGACCGCGCTTATTGCAGAACATCACAGCCGAAACAGGCTGAATGCCCTGTGCAACCATGCCATCCCAATGAGTCCGCAGCTCGGTTACAGACTTCAAAGTAGCAACGCCGCTCATGAAGTCATAAATCTTGCAGTGGGACTCGTCGATATGTTCCAGAACGTCGATACGAGTCCGGTTTGCGTACAGAGGGAACTGGAGTTCAACTTCATTCCCGGTGTCTGCAACCAGCCGATTTGCAAAATCCTGCGCATATTTCTCAAGAGTGAGAGGCTCGCTTTCGAGAGGCTTCACGTTTTCGGCAATAGCGTCGAAAATTTTACGCCATCCCTTGTCGCTCAGGTCGATATCCGACTTGTTGGCGAGGGTATTCAAGAACCCACGCGGCAGACCGGAAATATCAACAGCAACAACGCCGGTGAAAGCGTTGAAGGCCGGGTGACGAGCCTTGTCCCAGATGGTATCAAACTGAGCGGTGGCGATAACACGCTCGCCGAGCTGGATATCCAAGCCCTGCGTAAGCATGTTGTTCTGGTAGAAATGCTTCAAGTCATAGCCACCAGTAACAACACCTTTGGTCGCATCCGTATCCAGCTGACCACACTCAACCTTGACAGGAATCTCGTACCCATCATAGTCAACAGTGAAGTTCTTTTCCTTCTGTTTCTCCTTATACGGCTGGAAAATAGGCTTGACGAGCACATCGCACGTCTTGCCATTCGCCATATGGAAATCAGGAATCAGGATACGGGCGGGAGCAACGCCGGTAGCGTCAGGTGCCAAGTAATTGCGGTACTTGACACCAAAGTGCTCAGCCAGGCAGGTACGCAGCACGTTCAGGCTGGTGACCCGGCTCTCAGCGCAGCTGCCGTTCTTGGTCAGCATGGTGCTGGCGGTAGCCTTGTCCATCTCCACATAGATGATGGTAGAAGGAGCGCCAAGAGCCTTAAACTGCTCACGCATAACGACATCTGCCATAGGAATCTCTTCCTGCTCGGACATCGTCATGGTCGTGGCGAACGGGCCGTCAACGCGGTGATAGCTGTCCTCTCCAGGCTGCTTGGAAGCGATGAACCAGGGATACTTGTTGCGGGTGGCAACCAAAATGAAATTATTCAGGCCAACGCCATGGATGCACAGCGGGCCCTCATTGCTGTGGCCGTTGCCAAACTGTAGGTTTTCCGGCAGCTTTTCCTTAGACATACCATTGCCCCAGTCGGCAATAACCACACCGATTAGGTTTTTGGCATGGCCTTTCACAATCGCGACCAAGATGTTAATGGCATCTTTGCAATTAGAGATGGCATTATCAACCGGCTCACAAGCGGCATCGCTCATGGGTAACTTCTGGCGCGAAATAGCGTCAAAGTAATGGTTGGTGATGCCGACGTTGAAAGTGACGTTGTTATTCTTCTTAGCCATAATATAACCCCGTAACGTGGGGCTGTCGTGCTGCTCTCGAATTTATCTCCACAGCAAGTAAGCCCCATATATGGGGATGTAATTATTCTTTTTTGTTGTCTGTTTTGCAGGAGCTATCGGCAATATCAGAAACTGCCTCTTTGATAGCCTCGAAAACATCGGTTGATTTCAGAAAGTTTTCTGCCAATCCTTTGATGTGGCTGTAGTTTTTGAAGACTTTCTTCACAATAAATGCGCCAACGATTGATACTACTGCCAAAAGCAGCAGAGCTTTCGCGGCCTCGGTCAGTTTCACTTGCTCCAGCAGGAGCGCGAGTATCACACCATCTTTGCTCAGCTAGGTCTTAATTAGACCGTGAACGAATGAACCATAGCTAACTGCATATTGCTTAGCTTTGGCTTCGTGGTTGCTAATGATGGTGTCTACTCGCTAAATTATGTTTCGAATCATGGTAATGTCCTCCTTAAAGGTTTGTAATTGTTATACGGTATATAAATACGCTCTTAACGCGGCGTTCGCGTGCAGGAACATTTATATAAACACATTGACGCTGTGTACGCGTGCTATGTTGATTAGCATAGCAATTCTATATAATCAGCCTTTTCTTCGGCTGTCAGAAGTCCACATTCCGTGGGATAAATCTATATAAAACGCAGAAAATCTGCGGGAATCCTCAAAAAGAAAAAGGACAGAAACCCAATATGGGCATCTGTCCTTCTTCCAGGAGGTATATGAACTATGGCAAATCAATGATATCTCTGTTACATTATCTATTCTATGGGTATCGCACGTGCCGTCAACCCAAAATACCAAGTTTTTACGAAAATAATATATACGGCACATCGTACAATTTAGAAGACCGGATATTTAGTTTCCTGAAATGGTGCAGGCAAAAGACACCGTGCCGCTCCAATCACCGGAAGTAAGATTAGCTTTTACCGTATAGTTTGAGGTGATACTAGCCAAGGCGTCGTCACGTTTCCACGTTGTTTTGGGTGTTTCCACTATTATCGGGAAATCGCAAAAAATGTCAAAAAGAAAAAGCCGTCCACCAAACGGTGAACGGCTTTCGTGACAATTTATACTGCGGCGAGAACTTCTTTCAAAGTCATTTTGTCAATGCCTGCAAATTCTACAGCGGCAGTAGCCCAAAAGAAATCGCTGGCGCGGCATTCGTCGTATATCGGGTCAAATTCGTTACATTCGGTTTTGATGTCGAAAAATTCTTCACGGGAGAATCGTTCACACGGAATCCCTGCATTCCTCTGTACGAAATCTTTAATTCCATCGGTCATAATGGAGCAGCCAATCTCAATGGTGTCGTCCGAGAGGCTATCCCCATATGTGTTATATGATAGACCATAGTGAGATACATAGGTTGCGCGGCTTGCACCAGTATATTCGCTCTCGAGAAATTCACTAACAGTCTGCTCCAAAGATACCTTTCCATCTTCGTACACTTCACCAGAATAATCATACGGGCAATCATTGCTGCGCCATTCATAATGAGTGGGAATGGGGTTCAGCATTGCTGCCAAACTCTCCAAAAGCTGCTCTCTAATTACATCCTTCTGAGCAAGAAAAAGCGAATTCACATATTCTGCGATTTCATCTTCATTCTGCTTGATATAGTCGATACATTGTTGCATGCTTTCGGTAACAGGAGCTTCATGTGATTTCATTATTGATACCTTCTTTCTATTATTTTAGTGTACGCGATTCGCACATATTAGCAAAAGCCGCCCACCAGGTAAAGGGCAAGTGGCAAGAGGTTAAGATTTGATGTAAAGCGACGTACCCTTGAACGGATTCAAGAGACCGGGCTTATATTTAGTGCGAACATACTCTGCAATTTCGGTATCCGGCATTGCGTTCAGAACGTCAAGCCAACATTCAGCATTGATGGCCATGAGACCACCCATGCTAAGTGCATTTTCACAGTGCTTGATGTCGGAGGCAAACTCGCCGTGAAAGTCACAGGACTCCGCAGCCTTAACGATGCGGTCAAAGTCGTACATTCCGAGACCTCCTCACTGGCACATTGCCTTGAGGTCGTTCTCACTCAGAACAGGCACACCCAAAGCGTTCGCCTTATCGAGCTTGGAACCGGCAGCATCACCTGCAACGAGATAGCTCGTCTTCTTGGAGACACTTCCGGAGACTTTGCCGCCATGCGCTTCGATATAAGTCTTGGCTTCATCGCGGCTCATGGAAGGCAGTGTACCGGTAATAACGAATGTCTTGCCAGCGAGCGGCGCAGACTCATCATTGGCACCTGCCGGAGCATGGTAGTCAAGATTGACACCGGCATCATGCAAGGTATTGACTTCCTGCGTAAATTCAGTGCTGGAAAGCATCGCATCGAGCGCAGCATAGATAGCATCAGAAAAGCCGGGAATGTTGTACTCCTTGATGGTATCTACATTGAGCGTGGACAGTGTCAGAAGGTTGCCGTTCGTAGCCTTGCATTGAGTAAACAGCGCACGAGCAACATGACCGCCGATGAGACGGTAGCCAAGGCCCTTGAGGACGCGGTCGGCATTCTGCTCCTTGGACTTTTCGATGGCAGCAAGAACCTTCTTGGCAATCTTCGCGCCATACATGTTGGTCAGTTCACCTTCCTCCTCATAGAGCCAGTACAGGTCAACGGGGTTCTCAATGAACCGGCTGTCAACCAAGTCCTGAATCATCTGAGGGCCAAGTCCCTTGATGTCCATGCAGGGCTTCGAGGCAAAGTGGATAACGCGATTCACAGTCTTTGCCGGGCAAGCGTCATTGGTGCAGTAGAGGTCCACAGAACCGTTGACCGGTGCGATAGGCGCACCGCAAACGGGGCAGACCTGCTTCGCCATGTCATAAGGCACAGCGTCTGTCGGGCGCTTTTCCAGCTCCACCATCGTGATTTTCGGGATGATGTCACCGGATTTGTGCAGGACAATCGTGTCACCGATACGGATATCCAAAGTCTTGATGAAGTTGGCGTTGTTGAGCGTTGCACGCTCCACACGGGTTCCGGCAAGCTGGATAGGGTCAAAGACCGCGACAGGAGTGACGCGGCCGGTACGACCCGTCTGCAGCTGGATGTTGCGCAAGACAGTTCCTTTTTCCTCTGCGGGATACTTGTATGCAATAGCCCATTTCGGGGTTTTGGTGCGCTCGCCCATCTTCTGGCGAATGCTCAGTTCATCGACTTTGATGACTGCGCCGTCAATCGGGTAATCGATATCATAGCGTTTTTCCTCAATGTCGTGAATGGCTGCCAAGATGCTATCAATGTCATTGCAATGAGCGTAATAGGTGGTCTTAAAACCGCAGATGTCACGCAGATAGTTCAGCTGGTCACAATGATACGGGCTGAACTGTGCTGCATCACCATTGTTGACGCTCTGAACATTGAAAACGAACACCTGCAGATTGCGTTCCCGTGCAATAGACGGGTCAGCCTGACGCAGAGAGCCAGCAGCGCAGTTGCGGGGATTCGCAAAGAGCTTCTTCCCCGCTTCCGCCTGCTTTGCATTGGCTGCTTCAAAGTCCTTTTCCGACATATAGCACTCGCCACGGAGTTCGATTTTGCCGATACCCTTGGGCAGCTCGATGCTGCGAGGCAGGCAAGTGAGGGCTGCGACATTGGCGGTCACATCCTCACCGACATGGCCGTCACCACGCGTCGAAGCCTGGGTCAGATAGGCAAGACCATCGTCAGAACGTTCGTAGACAAGAGACAAGCTCAGACCGTCGATTTTGCGCTCCACAGAGAAGGTTACATCGGAGTATTCAGCTTTCACCGAATCCACAAAGCTGCGGACCTCATCATCGGAAAACACATCAAGCAGAGAAAGCATCGGTACACGGTGTTCAACCGGAATACCGAGAACACGCTTGCCGCCAACAACCTGTGTAGGGCTGTCAGCGGTCACGAACTCAGGATGTGCCGCTTCGATATCACGAATCTCGTGCATCACGGAATCGTATTCCTCATCCGCTACAACCGGAGCATCCTGCTCATAGTAGGCGGCACTCCATTCTTTGGCTTTGCTGCAGAGATTATTATAATGTTCCTTGATGGAAGAAATAGACATGTTGTTAGACATAACATTTTACCTCACATATGTATTGTTTTGTTTTTTGTGAACCTCCCCACCTAAGCCTTACGGCTATAGACGGGGCGTGCGCTCTTCATAGTTCATCAAAGGGTAATGGTTTGAGATTCCGTTGTGGCCTGGCTGACATCTTCAATACCATCCACGAAAACTGTTGTTCTGATAAGGATACGGAAAGGGACGCCCTTTTGCCAGGTGGTGCTTGCACGGAGTTCATCCACCAGGCCAATCAGTGCCTGCATCTTGAGCATTTCGATGGTATAGCGAGTCGGAATCATGGTTCGGGTCGTCTCGAGATAAAAATGCCGATTTTTCTCATTGTATCCGAGAGAATCATTCGTAACATCCATTTTTGCAACAACGGTGTAGTCGCTCTGCGGGACATCGTTGAACGGCGTGAGAGAATCATTGAGAATCTGCATGCGAGCGTCGAACTCTTTGATGATGCGAGCCTTCTCTTTCTCATAAATCTCGTCTGCCTGTCGAACCTGCTCCCGATAGCACTTCACGCACTTTTCTTTCGTGTAGAAGATGTTGACGGAAGTGCCGGAGCAGCAGCGATACCCGGTGTTGTCCAATGGGGCAATGACGGTTGAAGAAATCTTACCCCGATTTACCGGCCGAAAATAGACCGGAGAATAATAGATGGTTTTGCTCGTTTCTTTTGCGTCCGTTACAACAACCGGGGTAGGCTTGATGTTACGAATCGGCTTTTTGGTCGGGTCTGCATTTGCGCGATAATCGCAAATCCAAGCCATTTTGCCGATGACGTTTTCAAGACCTTCGGCGTAATCGTACATACCGAGGTCGTTTGTCTGGCGTGGAGGATAATTTTCTCCGGAGCCTTTAATCATCAGCTTGACGCCGTTTTCTGTGAGATATTCGTTTAATTTCATATTTTTTCCTTTCTGTGATTTGTGGTTGAGTTCAGCGGGCGTTTGTGAGTACGGCAACAACCAGCTCCTCGTAGTCCTCGATGGCACAGTAGATGTCAGCGAAACCATAGGCGTGGCCACGGTCGTAGGCTTTTTGCCAGAGGATGGTTGCAGCCTTTTTGGAAATGCTGCGTTTCGTTTTGGCTTTGATGTCTTCCTGAATTTGAAGTTCGATAGCTTCCGAGATGTGTTCGATTTCTGCATTCTGCGCCTTCTTCAGCCGAGAGCATTCCGCATCCCAGGCTTTCTGTCGGCGAACGACCTCTTCCCTGTTCCAGCGCACCGATTTCTCTTCGTCGATGATTTCACCGTCTTTCGGGCGTTTAGAGTTGGGCTTAGTAGGTCTCTTCCAAGCGGTTTCAAGTCGGTTGCCAAGAGCCGTCCATATACTACCCATTATAACACTCCTTTTTTTGTACGCAAAAAGGCGAACCTCCCGGTGTGGGAAGTCCGCCTTAAAGCGAAGTGTGAATTGTACGAGCACACAGTGTGCTTAGTAGATGGTATCTATCGTACAAGCTAAATCATACGGGTCTCGCACGAAAGCGCAAGATTATTCATCCATTGCTACAGTCACCAAACAGCAAATTATATGCTTTTTCGATTTCAGAATCAGACATGGCCTTCCCTTTTTCTTCAATGCTGTGCAGAATTAGAGTCTTGTCGCTCTCCTCATCCGGCACGAAGCCAAGAATCACATCCAGCTTGTTGCGATTCTCGTCCTGTGCAAGATACTCTTTGATTTCGGACCACTGCGCATCGCGCTGGTTCAGAGCGTCAACGTTCTGGACACAGAACGGGTTCTCACTTTGCGGCATAGAACCAGCAAGGTATTTAGTATCGTCGCAATACATCTTGATAAGCCGGACAATGTAGTTCCTTTCCGCTTTGGTTCTTGCAGTCAGAATGTTGCTTGCGCTCTGGTACTTGTAGTTATCCCCAACAGCTTCCAACGACTCTGCAATCTGTCGAAAACTCAGCATTTCGTTTGTGGCCTTGTCATGCTGCGCCACGGTGGAAGCATAGTATCCTTGTTCCGTTTCGTTTGCTTCTACCACGGCAGCGAGATTCGAGTCAATATGGATGAGCCGTTCACTGTTATCCCCTTGCGCACGAATTGTGTTGTTCACTTTCGCAATCCAACTGTCAGTTTCCGTAGCATCATCGCCCGCATAGAGGTAGGTTACAATATCCGGGTTAGTAGGGTTCGGAAGCTCCGCACAAGCCAAGGTCAGATTTCGCCCGTATTCTTTTGCCTGAAGGTACATGTTCGGATAATCGTCTTGTATTGTCTGAGCGATTGCCTCAACCTCGGCCTCGTCTTTTTCAATGACAAGGCCGACAGTGGCTACCTGCTCTTCAATGTTGAGCTGTTTCAAAATATCCTCAAGGTCAAATACAATAGCTTCTTTGTTGTTTGTATAGAATCGGATTTTCATAGATTTTCCTCCTGGCAACAATAAAAAAGGCAGGCCCTCGGTTGGAAGGTCTGCCAAAAAACAGTTTGAGAATTGCAAAAAGGTCATTGTGCGGCTTTGACAGCTGCGTTTATCATTGTGTAGGCAATATCCAGGAGCCGAAACGCAAGAACTCCAAAAGATAATGCTACCAGCAAAAAGCAAAACACAAATTTTTGTTTGTTCTCACCCTGGAAATAGTACATTCCAAAGCAGGACGCGATGAGAACGCAGAGAAACACAACGACCCAAATAATATCAGCCATTGTCCTGATTTTGATACTGCTGAGTCGGCGGGGTCTTGACTTCAGCAGGAGCATTCGGAGTCTGATACTGAACATTCTGGCTCGGCTCTTTGGGAGTTTCGGGGGCCTGGTACTGAACAGTACTGGGGTTGTTCTGCTGTTCGGCTTTCTTTTCCTCATATTTGGTCTTGAGCTGAGAATAGGAATAGCCATCCTGCGGGATACCGTGATACTCATAATGGCCGAAAGCAAGAATTATGTTGAACACCGGATTCAGAAGGCAAAGACCAATCGTGAAACCAATACCTTCACCGAACGCAACAGCTTTCTTGTAGTTGGTGATAGCGCCGATGATGAGAGCAACGACCAGGAACAGATTGCCGAGCAGCGGGATACCGGACAAAAGGCTCAGCACGACCGGAATCAGAAACAGCCAGCCGTTGCCCCAGTAGAGATTGAACTCAATGTAATTGCTGTAGAACGGGACGATGGATGCCCAGCCAGGCTGCCCGGCTTTCTCAAAAATCTTCCAGTTTGCAACGATTTTGAGTACAAAATACGCCACTACCAAAAGAATCACCGTGTAGAGCATTCCGCCCAATAGATTAAGAGCACTGTAAGAATTATACATTTTATATCCTCCTCTTCCGGCATATCAAGCCGGTTTATTCCTTCACTAAGTTCTTTGCCTGCCGCTGCCGTTCCGCAAGTTCTTTGCCGCGTCTGACCAGTTCCGCATATTGCTTTTCAGTCAACTTGCGAGGCGGCTTGATTTTGACCCATTTCTTGGGCATATCTGCCTCCATACACCAGTCCTCATTCCGCGTGATTCTAACAGCATCAGGGTACTCTTTCGCAAGCTCTTTCAGCTGTTCCATACGAGCTTTGTTGCAGGTGTAGTAGGACGCTTTCTTCTCCGCATCATTGAACGTGATGATGGTTTCGCGTTCCCAGGGACCGTCAGATGCCTGCGTGGCCACTTTTTTATCGGGCATGATTTTTCTCACCTCAATCGAATATAATTGCCGACATAGCAGGGCCTTCGCAGATATACCCGCTCGCCTCGGCCCATTTCGGCGTCATGAGCTTGCCATTTGCTTTCACAAGCACCATCTTCCGAGCAGAGGCATTCAGGAATTCCGCCGGAGCCCAGTTATTTCGCACAACGACGATAGCATTGTCGTCCGCGTTCTCAAGCATATGCTTCAGCGCTTTTACCGTCACCGTGTCACCTCCCGTTCAACACATCATCCAGTGCCTGCAAGAAAACTCTGGATTCCTCATTGATTCCGCCGCGACACAGAACTTTCGCAATATCATCAAATCCTACCAAGTACATATTTTCTTCACCCATGTACCCTTGCGGCCAGGGAACCGCATAGTAGTTGTGCGGAACAGAACTTGTGTCATAGCCGACCACAATATATTTCTGGTCTGCAACATTTTTCACCGTCAGGATAGTCCCAAGCGGTAACGCGTCTTTCATGGAATGAGTAGTTGCAGGCATGATTCTCTGAATTTTCAAAACAGCACCTCCCTAATTTTCATTTTACGAGACTCGCACATTTGCGCAAGAAAACGAAACAACAAAAAAGCGGCCGCTCCCGAAGGAACGACCGCAAAGATACGAGTCAGATATTATTCATGGGAATCAGCTTTCCTGAAATCAGAAAGTTGATTCTCAGTGGAACACTGCACGAAAGAAGTTTCCTTGCGCGGGTTCACAAAAACGTCTGTGGTAGCAAACGCATTGCCAAAACTCATGTCACAGAAGACGACGTGAGAACTTTCGTCACCAGATGCACGGGGCGCAAAGCTGGTACATGCAAACCAGTCAGATTCATCCTGCCCCTGTTCATCATAAAGATAAATGACGGGAGCCGGAATATCGAGCGTCGGCATAGCCAGTGAGCCAACCTGCATTTCATTGACGCAGAGGTCGATGGGCGGGTTTCCATTCTGGTAATCCCACTCGGCGTAAGACTGGGCCCGGATGGTGGTGTCGCCATCATCTACCTCGATGCCTAGAGCAGCGATATCGAATGGAATACCGAGCTTCTCCTTGATTTCTTCCGGGGTGAAAGTTAGGAGCTTACCGTGCTCGCCTTGGATGTAGAGCTTCATGGCTTACTCTTCCTCCTTTTTCTTGTCGGCGTTCAGAATCTTTTCCAGAACGTCGTTGTAAGTGTCATCGAGGAATCGACCGGTTTCTTCATCTGCTTCCGGAGCGGCGAAAGTACCGTCTTCTTCAGCTGAATCCTGTACAGCGTCGAAGACACCGATTGCGCCCCAAAGTTCATCGGCCAGAAGGTCATAGCCGAGGTCCTTCACTTTTGCCGACAAGTCAATCAGCAGCATTTTCTGCCGAAAGAACTCGTTCATATCCAAGCCAATGTAGGGTTTCGCTGCAGCATTGTTTTTCTGAGACTTTACTTTGAAAATGCCCCAGTCAAAGTTGCTGTCTGTGCCGTACATATACCCGGACGCAAGGCAGAAACCGTCTGCTGCACTGTCCTCAACGTTGATACCGACTTCATAATCGCTGCCGGAATCCTCGTCAAGGTCAATCGCATAACCTGTTGCCTTTTCGTACTCTGCCTCAATGTCAGTTTTCATGGCTGCCAGTAGAGCATTGAAATCGGTATTCTGGGAAAGCAAGTTCATGCTTTCGCCTTCCTGGTTTTTGATAAGAATGAACATAGACATAGTATTTACCTCCTAAAATTAAATCATGCTATCAGACAATTTGTCGATAGTCGCTGTGATGGTTTCGTTTTCCATCTGAGCCATACGCTCAAACAGATGAGACCAGTCGATGGCATCATGGACACGCTTGACAAACGCATCATAGGTGCCACCGGCCTTCATCATTTCAATTTCAGACTCATAGCAGCCGGACTCCTCAAGCATGAACTTGATGTCGTCGGTTGGGTTGATTTGTATTGTTGCTTCGTACTCATTCATTTGGATTACGTCCTTTCTTTTATATTATACGCAAAAAGGCGAACCGCCCAAATGGGAAGTTCGCCTAAAGCGCATTGTTAAGTGTGCGAAGGGCAGGATGCCTTTTCGATATCTGTTATCTATCGTACATTTTTGATTATAGGCCGTTCGCATAAATCCGCAACAAAAAACCGCCACCTAAATGGGCAGCGGTAATGAAAAAGTCAACTACCCCCGCCTAAACGCGGGGGCTTGTAGTCCCGCAGGACTCCAATTTATTCCCACTCGACGGACTGTTAGGCACGGTTCCGTCCGTGCTACCGAGTACAATGGGCTTTCACCGCTGTTGCAGGCGGCATAGCGTGGGTGAGAATTGGATTATGCGGGATACAACCCTAATAATCCTACATTGCGAATGTTTATGGCAGCGTTGTGGTCACGGTTATGCGTTGTTCCACAAGCGCTGCACGTCCAGACACGGTCAGCAAGTGTGAGGTCATCTTTTATGAAGCCACACACGCTGCAGGTTTTGCTGGACGGATACCACTTATCGATTTTGGCAAAGGTCTTTCCCTGCAATGTGAGTTTATACTCTAACATCGTGCGAAACAAACCGAACCCATTGTCGTTAGTGGATTTTCCCAATTTCAGAGAACCCGCCAATCCGCGTAAGTTGATATCTTCCACAAATACAGCATCATACTGCTTGGCTATCGCGGTACTCACTGTATGGCAGAAATTCTTGCGCTGATTGGCTATACGTTCCTGAAGAATGCGAACTTTATATAACTGCTTATCGTAGTGGTGAGAGCCAAACTGCATACGAGACAGCCTTCGCTGCGCCCTTGCGAGTTTTGCTTCACTCTGACGGTAGAATCTTGGATAATTGGCCACGTCACCGTTGCTGTCAACATAAAAATCATGAGAGGAATAGTCTAACCCAAGCGATGTCTCTTTCGTAGGCTTAATGGGCTGGATGTCTTTTTCAAACTCATACAGCAGTGAAATAAAGTATTTGCCGCTGCGGGTACAGCTTACGGTAGCGCCTTTCAGTACCCAGTTGGCTTCCGGCTCGCGATGCTTATTGATTTTCACATCGCCAATTTTAGGCAAATGAACAAGATTTCCAACAACATAAATTGTGTTCTTGATTGCGCCATCCTTACGGCGCATCTTTTGATTATTTGTTGTGTATGACATCTTGCTTTTGCGCTTGCTTTTCAACCTGGGAGAGCCAACCGCTTTAGGGTCTTCTCGATGGCGCTTGTTCGCATTTTTCAAATCAAGTTGTGCATTAGCAAGCGCAAGGCTGTCTACCTCTTTCAGAAAGGAAAACTCGGTTTTGTATTTAGCAGGGGTGGGAATAAAGAACGCCCCTGCTTCTTCCAAAAATCGTTGTGCATCCATCAGCATATGGTTCCAAACAAAGCGAACACAGCCAAAGGTTTTATAAAGCAATACCTGCTGCTCAGGCGTAGGGTATGCACGATACATAATTGCTCTATTTAGCTTTTGCACTGGCATTGCTTATCACCACCTTCTATTACAAATATACGCGATTCGCACGTTCCATCAACTTAAAGGTGTGGCAATTCATCCCCCACATGAATGAGGGGGAATTCTTGCCACGTTTTCTTAAATTTCAGCGCAGAACATCGCGAGTCTCTGCCACAGCAAATAGGTGCTGTATCTCATGCGTACCTTTTCAGGAACACCAGTAACCAAACACCATTTGTGAGCAGTGGCTTTGATGCGGGGAATCTGCCTCTGTTCGGCTTCGGTAAACGTCTTGCTGTATAGTCTGCGACGGCGTCCGGAATTCCAAAAGGCTCCTTCCATCGTTTCGCAAATCAGAGCGTACGCCAAATAGCTTTGGGCTTCTTCGTGAGTCAATGTAACCATCGTTTTCATGGCTGTCACCCTGCCTTTCTCTCATTGCGAGCCATATGCAGCGCATAATCAAGCGCGTCAGGGTCATCGGCCAAGAATTTCGTTTTCTGAAGTGTACCAAGCTTTGGATGCTTCAGAATCGTATAGTTGCCATTGTTCTGGACAAGGGAACCTTTATCATAGACAAGCTCGACCTTTTCGGCAGGTACTGCGTAACGGCGAATGCGGTCACATTCATCCGCATAGTTGATGGGAGTGATATAGCCAACTGGCTTTTGTCCTTCCATCCCTGTCACAGTGACCAGAAAAGCCTTAATGGTCCGGGCTTCTTCCTCTTCCTGCTCATCATAGTATTTGAACGTGATGAACATGGGAGTATCTTTCTTGTACGCATCTTCCTCAGGGCAGAGATACGTTCCACAAGAGCGGCAGAACCAGAGCATCGATACGGGCTTTCCAGTTTCCTGCGCTTCTTTTGCATAGCGCTTAAAAATCTTTATGTCCAGCTTGAAATCCTCGGTGTAATGCTCAACCGTGCTTTTCACGATGAGTTTCAGAAAATTACAGATGGAAATAGCGGTCATAGTCATATTGGAAGTCATAATAAAAATCTCCTTTTTTAGTCAGCCATGACCTTGGAAACATTCATGTCATAGCGGTTGAATTTAGAAATATAGTCAAAAATGGTATTTACTTGAGCTTTTGTTGCGGTTTTGGTCTCATCCATATCGAGGAATGGATTGCCCATCGAAGGATTACGAATGGCAATCCAACCGCGTTTATATAGGAAATCGAGGCCCTTGCCGCTCCAGTCATACGCCATATTGAGAACTTCATGGTCAGAAAGACCAAACGCTTCTCGATTGCGCATGATGATGCGGCCAGCCAGGGCAGCGTGCTCGCCAAACTCGCAGGCATACCAGGTGCCATCGGGAGCAATCAGACCATATTCGGTCAGCTGATGCTGAATGGGTCTATCACTGATATAGCTGTTGTACAGTCGCTGACGGCGTTCAACGGATGTGCCTTTCATGTTTGCTTCAATCCAAGAGGCAAGCTTGGTCCAAAAATCGGTTTTGTAGAATTCCGGGTTGGATTCCTGCTCAGGAAGCGGTTCGCCATTGAATTTTGCAACAAGGTCTGGGTGGGTAAAAAGCCATGCACCGTTGTTGAATGCATCAGAATAACCCGTTTTCCCATAGAGGAAGCACTTGATACCGTCATAGCTGCAATCGATATAATGATGTTTTGCATTGGTGCAGAGCGTTTCATAGCTATCAGTCATAGCAAAGCGGTCAACATAATTGAGCGGATGTGCAATCATATCCTCACGAATTTGATTGACCAGCATCCTGTGTTGAAGCTCCTCAACCTTCTGCCCGAGGGAACGAACATGAACATTGTCATCGACAAGTTCAAACTCATTGACACCAACAAGTTTTTTCCGGCCTTCGATAATGTCCTGGCAAACATGCCTTTTTTCTTCCTCGTTGCCACCCATCATGCAGGAGAGCAGCAGCTCCTCACACTTTTTATACGGCTTGTCCATATTCCAGAACCAGTCACGTGCAATGGCGGTGAGGAACTCACCATCCATACTGAAATGTAGTTGTTCACCCATGTTGGGTAACCTCCCCAATTGTTATGTGTTGTTCTCGACAAAGTCTTCGCATTCCTCGCTGGTCAAAACCACGCCGAAATAGGCAACACGCTTGACGGTGGTTTCCCACACGCGAACGGTGCGTGCCATTGGCTGAACGACCCAGGAATGACAGCGCCAGAGCCCGTCTTCGGAAAGAGCATAGCCCGTTGCAATAAAGCACCGGTCTTTGTTTTTATACCAAAGCCGTGCAGAATTGTAATGGCACTGGCAATCCTGACCTTTCCTCATATAGTTGCTGCCATAGAAGAATTGGCCGCGTTCAAGGATTTTTGGTGCATCTTCATCGAACATCGTCATGCAGACTTCATCCCCGCCAAAGGTGAGAATTTTGTCGTGCAGTTCCTTCATGTCACCGAGCGTCTGAGCATTGAAACCAGAAGAGGTGTTGTAAATCTGGCTTTTGGTAAGCCGCATTTTCCAATCCTCGTTCATTGGGTTCCAATGAATCGGCGCGGACATCTGGTCAGGGGTTGTGATGGGTTTCAGACTGTTCCAGCCTTTCGTGCTCATTCCAACCCCTCCTCACGAGAACGCAAGCAACTCAGAATCTTTGAGTGCAGTTGATAGCGATTCTCGCCGCTTGGCACGGAGTCACCGAGGTTTTTGGATGCGAGAAGTTCATCGAACGCCTTCAAAATCTTAGAAGTAGTGACCGGCTTACCCAGCGCACTCATTTGACCCAGATGGAACTCGACATCCTCAACGAGATGCCAATATTCCATGCCGTACAGCATCGCGCCGCTTTCATTGTCTTTCCGTTCCCGCTCCTCATCCTCATCATCGCAAACGATACAAATACCGTTTGCATCGAGATAGTTCTCGAAGATATCGCAGATATCAGAGGCGAGAGAACGGGTATCGGAATCTACCTCCACCTCAGATTGAGGCTGTGTGACGGTTTCAACTTGATACTTGATGTTACCGGAACGAAGCGCATCCTCGATACCATTAAAAACGATGTCCGCGTAGTTGCCGTTATCCCGACACATCTCGAAAATGTCTTTGATGGTTTTGATTGCCTCTTCGGAATCGAAGTTTCCGGTGACAGGAAACTGCATGGGAACCATAGCGGTTACTTTGTACTTTGACTTCATGATTTTTTTCCTCCTAAATTCAAAAGAATTCCACAGCATTTGTTCAGGCAAATGACACTGACTACGAGCAGCGCTATATTGCGCAGCGTGAAGGACTGTGCCAAAGCACTGACGCCCAAAAGGATGGTCAGAACGAAAAATGTAGTGAGGAGCTTAACAATGGTATGGATTATCTTATTCATGGGATGTTCCCTTCCGCTCCTTAATGGAGCATATCAATGATTTTTTCTACAAGTGCGTCATCCGTAACAAACTGGTTGCGGCCCATTGCGCCAAGGTCATAGGATGAGAAATCCCTCATGTCGGCGGCGTAGCGAACCAGATTTTTGTCAGATAGTGGCTGATAGCAGCTCTTTTCGGTACAGATGTAGACGCACTTATCGTTGAGTACGTTCTGAATGTGCCCGGAACAGCCAACGCGCTTTCCGTTGATGGTAATGTTGTGAAGGTTGTGGGTCAGCATAAGGTTTGTACTTTCGGTCTCTTTTACTTTTAACTGGTTCAAGAGTTTGCGAGATAAGTAAGCGGTTTTTGCCATTGTAATTTCCTCCTAATTTATTCGAAGTATTTGTAAGCGGCAGTTAGGCGCTCGTGATACAGGTTCAACGTGGTCAGGCCACCTGCATAGACTTTGCTGGAAGAGATTGCCACGTTGGTTCCCGCTTCCATATGGGAGAAGAACATCGAAAGGCAATCTTCCAAACTGTCGCTGGTAGTGAGGGTTTCATACACCGGATACGAGTACTTGGCGGCCTTGCTGTATGTGCTATTAAGCTCATACGCAAAGAACATCACCTGTCCCGTAACGGTGTTGGGGTCATAGCCATTGCCATGGCACCAATTGAACAAGTCCGTTTTTCGGCTGTAAGTCCATTGCAGGAGCCCATAGCCGCCATCCGAAGGGTTTTCGGCTGAAGCGTTAAGACCACTCTCCATTGTCATGCAGCCCATTACTGCAGCAGTGCCGGCCTTGGAAAGACCCGCATCCCGCAACGCTGTATAGATGGCGTACTCATTGTCAGAAAGGTTCTGAGGAATCGTGTTCGTCACAGGTTCTTCTGCAGGTTCCACCGCAGTCTCTGCCGTCTCTACAGAGGGCTCAGATTCAGGCTCCGTCTCAGTCGTTTCCGGTTCAGGTACAGGCAGTACCGGCGCGAAAGGCGGCTGCGCGTTGAGCTCCCGAAGATGAACCTCCAACGGCGTGACATACTCGATATCGGAATCGTCAGCTGTCTTTACCGGCGCAGCATACGCAGGCATCGAGAAAAAGCAGGCTATGCAGCCGATAATGGTAATAACGCTGAGCATGAAAGCGATGGTTCCGGCATAGAATTTCAATTTGTCGTTCATTGTGATTACTCCTTCAAATAAAGTTCCCGCCGACAATAACTGTCTGGCGGGATGTGATAGATGTTCGGTTGTTGGAAAAACTTCATGCTTCACGAACTACGATGGCGGTATATCCGCTGTTGGCAAGATACCGATACGCTGCATCATAGGCGTCGCTGAGCGTTGGGGCATTAACATACCCGATAAAATCGGAGCAGATAACCATGCCGGAAAAACCTGGGTTACCGGCATAGATGGCGAAGCGGGTGTTTTTCGGAGTAAAATGTTTGAAAATAGACATAGCGGACCTCCTTATCAGTCGCTGTTAAAATGGGTGGATGACGGATTCCTGAAAACAAAAAAGGCAGGCCCATCGTGAAGATGAGTCTGCCTTGAATGAGAACAGAATTATGAATTGTACGAGCACGCAGTGTGCCAAGTAGATGTTATCTGTCGTACAACTTTTATATTATGGGATTCGCAAGGATACGCAAGAGCTTTTGATGTGCTTCTTTTTCAGGCTTCGTTAAGCCATTTCTGAGCGATATCCATGATTTGATTCTGAAATTCTGGGTCCGGCAAGGTTTTGCTGTCTGCCCAAATTGAGTTACGGACGATTGGGTAATTGTATACAATGCCGTCAACGATATAGGGCCAAAGCACCACTTCACCGCTCACAAGCCAAAGTTTCCGGATTTTGACGGGTTTTTCGTATCTTGTAAGCCAGCATTCACTGGTTACGACGGAATCCGCCACATATTTCTGTGTTTCTTCCTCGGTCAAAAGATTCGGGTCTTCGTCCTTGATGTTGTACATCCGTACAATGAACGGTAACGGCATGTCCTTAGAATATTTCTTGTTCTCCCGCAGTTCAGCGAGCAGGAATTTTGAGACAAAATGCGCGATACCGATGCTGGTCAGGCAGTCATCGAGGGTGTGCCCAAGACAAATTCTTGGGATTTCCTGGTCCTCCCCTTTCATCCGATTCGTTGGTATCTGCGGAACAACATCGTCCGGCAGGTATCCGGTATCTGCCATGATGTGATAAAGAATCATTGATGCTTCCTCCTGAAATAAAAAATAGCAGGCCCTCAAGAATCGAGAGTCTGCTTTGTTTGCACGATTTATTCTATCGTGCAGTAGATGTTTTGCTTGGTCCGCACATGCAGCCAGCCCAACAGGCATCGTTCAGAACGTCTTGTCGTTGGGAACTTGCAGATACATCCAGGATTGTGGTGCTCGCTTAACGCTGAATTCTCGCAATGACATATCCATGGATTGAACATCGGAAACGTTCCAGCCGTAGAGAGTCCCGGACTTGTTGCCGTATGCAATCAGCTCATTTGCGGCAAGGCAGCTGTTCTTCACGAATCGAGCGGTCTTTTCGGTCACTTCGGAGCCGATAGCATATGCCGGGAGTTCACGCAGACAATCGAGGGTATCGATGTTGTGGCAAACGAATGCAGCCGTTACTTTTCCAGCACCACCATCAGCCTTAGTTTCGTAGCAAAATACTACAAAAGGATAGCTGATTTCCCACGGCATGGTTTTCCGGACCTCAATGGTCTTTTTTCCGCTCAGAATCTTTTCAAGCCATTGCTTTTTGATGCTGAGAAGCACCGCTTTGCTTGAATTGGTTTCGAGAGCATTATTGATATTTGGATTAAGCATTGTCATGCTCCTTTCACGTTTCTTACAATAGCCACATCGGCTTCGTTTTTGCTGTTGGCAAGAACCAAGGTCGGTTCAATCCAACGGACTTCGAGTCTTGTGCGGCCTTTCCCGACCCAGTAATGATGCCAGTGAGCGCGGCGAACATGAGGGCGAACGCTGTGACTGCTGCCACAATGGGAAAAGCTTTCGGCACAGGTTGCATTAGCAGAACGCATTTGCTGCTCGAAGCTTTTCCCGATAACGTAACCGACATCAAAAACAAAAATAGCGGCAGAACAGCAATGCCGCCCTACCGCATGAGTAATGGGTTGTGATTCATTTGTTTTTTTGGAACGTTACCATTTATGGAACGGGTTCAAAAGTCCGGGACGGTATTCGTTATCAACGTACATTTTGATGTCGTTATCGTCCAGGGCATCCAAAATGTTCATCCAGCATTCCGCTTCGACGCGCATTTCGCCGTCCATTTTTAATGCTCTGTCACACTGAACTAAGTCTGCGCGAAAAGAATTCACATAGAAGCAATCTTTTGCAGCAGCCGCGAACCTGGTGAAGCTGTTTTTGGTATTCGTCATGGTATTCATCCTTTCTAAAATAATTTAGTTTCTAATCAATACATACAAAAAAAGAAGCAGGCCCTCAAAAGAGAGTCTGCTTACAAGCATGACAGATTGTTAATGTTCAGTTAGGAGGTGAGTGATGGTATCTGTTATGCAATTATTATTTTAGGCGGTTCGCACATTCGTGCAAGTGGCTTTTTTAGCTTCGTTTGTTTTTGGCATCGCGTTGGTCCAGCCCTTAGATTTGTGTTTTTCAGGGGCTTCATCAATCATGGCAAGGATACCCGCGACTTCAGTCGTGGGAGGATTTGCCCATTCACTTCCTTTCGATTAAATAGTTTGTTGCAGGTTCTAATAGTCGCAGTTTTTTAAATGAAATGCTATTCGTAATGGTTGTACCATCGAATTTTCTTAAAGCGAAATATCCCGATGACCTGCGTCCTGAAATAAAACATTCCTGCTCGTTATAGAGCACCTTGTCCCAGAGGCGAAATCCTTTAACGATATAGGGCGCTTGATTTGCTTTTCGAATTCCACCTTTCAGGATTTTCGCTTTATGGATTTGCCGATTGTGGTGTCGAATTGCCTTCGTGCGGTAACAAATGCTGCAAGGTTCAGCCAGCGGATGCTTACTTATACAGCGAGCATCGTTAACGTGACTTTTCTTTATGTCGTTTTGCTCACGCAGCAACTTGGTTATATAGCCATATGTGTTCTGTACTGGAATATGAAGTTCGTTGCGTAGGCGTGTCAGTAGTGTGTTACGCATGATACCCATAAAAGCCGCATCACGCAGCGTTTTACCACGTTTTTTGCCGTCAAGCGTTATCTTCCCTTTATGGAGGTTGTTGTGGCAAGTGGTACACAAAGTGATAAGGTTGCTTGGAGCGTTACCACCAACCTTACGGCTTTCAAGGTGATGTACATGCAGCTTGACGGCTTTCTTTGCGGTGGTATGAGCACCGCAGCATTGGCATGTATAGTTATCACGCTTCAAAACATACTGGCGTACATTGTATTCGTCATACATCTCACCGAGTTGGTAGTCAGTTCCAACTGGAAGCGGCTTTCCGGCAAGCATCGCCTTTAAGCGCTGTGTATCAAACTCTGCGGTTTCTACTCTTACAAGAGTGACAGGTAAAATTCGACAGATGCGCTTAATAACAGTAATGTGCTCTTGGATTTTTACTTCCACAGAAGGCGCAAGCCATCCTTTATGCTTGCTGTGAACGCGGTTATCAAATCTCGGCGCACGGTAACGGGTCTTGCGGTTGCGTCTTGAACGACGGCTCTGCCTGCGTGTAGATAGCAATTCTACTACATCGTTGCGAGGAGTGAACTCCTCACTGTAGAGTTCGCGCTTCTCTGTAGATGCAGACAAGCCAACATGCTTGCTACCCGCATCTACACCAAGAGTGATAGGTTGTTTGTATCCCGCACTTCCATGCAGGAGTTTGATGGTGAACGGCGTGCGTTTTACAACGCAAGCTTTTTGCTGTTTCAACAAGATGCGAGCCTTTCCGGGTGAGCAAGGCATCAAGGGCTCGCCGCGCTTGTTAAGTACATACGCATATTGCATGATGCTATGCTCCTTTCGATAAAATTGCAGCTAAAAGGAAGCTGCTCACTCCTCCGAAGAGGGTAAAAATCCTTCCCCAAGGTCATAAGCGGTTTGATACAGCCACACCTGTCGGCTTTGCCTCTGCTTTACGTGATGTGTTGTCTTAGAGCGTGCAGTTAGGATTAACGCCGCACGGTAACTATCTATTCGCTTATAACGGAGTGCTCGAAACACTTAGGGTAGTCAACATATCCTTTCGGACATTTCTAAAGCGTAGACTCGCTGATGCAAGCCCGCGACTTTAGTCGTGGGTTATTGACGACAAAATCCCTATATGGCAGCCGCATCATAATATCGGAATAAATCGGTGCGTCCTCAGTCTCTGCCAATGTTCTGAGAAATTCCGGCGCAAAATTGTATACGGTTTTCGCTGTCCGCCAATAGTTTGCAACATACGCCATTGAGAACTGCGCGGCAAGTTCCCCATCCATCGCATCGGCGGCAATCTGACCGTTTTGGATAAGGCGGTGCCCAAGTGGAATAACTTCTTTCACATAATAGTCATAGCCCTTATCCAGCAGCTTGTTGGCCCCAGAATTCAAAAGAAACTGACTGCTCTGCTCGGCATACCAAAGAGCACTATTCACAATGATATTGTCCACAATGACACCTCACTGCCAATACAGTTTTATTGTTCCGTTAACAAAAAGAATCTGGCTGTACTCCTCGCCGTCAAGGACAATGCAGCGGTCCGCTCCTCGCTTGTGAGCTCCGGTACAATACACGGTTTTATTATCGATAGCCGGAATGGACGGTGCTTTTGCCAAAACCAACTGACCGCGCATGGCGCAGATGTCTAAGAAAGAAATGATGTGGTCGCCCACCCTGGAAGCCTCCAATCTAATTACAGTGCTCTAATTTGGAAAGAACCTTCAGCACGCGGCAATGGCTCGTCTGTGACTTTCAGAACGGAGCTATCTCGTTTCTCTGTCGCGTATCGAATTGTCTTGAGAATCTCATATGCCAGTTTGCTGTTATAAGCGAGTCCTGAATTGGAAATACCAAAGTTTCCGTTCCAGCCAACGCCAATCTTTTTAAGCTGTGGAATCAGAAGGTCTCGGGTTTCAATGATACCTACTCCATTCCAGCGGGCATCATGGTACGCCTGAAGGTGCTGCTCATCGTTACCAGAAATATCGAGGGCTTCATAAATGACGCCAAATTGCCCCATCAAAATACGTGAGTATGTATCCAGTGCATCAGCAACTACTTTCCAGGAAAGAGTATCCAAGCCAATGCTGTACTTATACGGAGCATCCTTTTCCGGCAGTTCTCGTGCATGATGCAGTATATCTTCCAGAATGTCGCTGCACTTGTTAGATAAACTTTTGACAGGTGCCGTTACGTTCACAGCTGTCAGAGCAGCGCAAGCACTTGCAATGTCTGCTTCGCTTGCTCCATAAGCCTCTCCAACCTCTTTGCAGATAGAGGAAAAATCGTTGCTATAAAACGTTATCATAACAGCAAGAGCGTGCAGAATGAAGAAGTACTGCTTGCTCGTGAAATCAATGTACATACGGCAAAAATCCTTTCACTTTTTACCCTTTCATTATACCGCGATTCGCAATTTCTCACAACGGAAAACGCTAAATGGTAACAGTTTATACACATTCTTTTGCAAATAAAAAAGCCGCCCTTTATAAAAACAAGCCGGGAAAACCCGACCATTAACGCCATTCGAGTCCGAAATTCGAAGCGAAAAGCAAAAGAAAAAGCCCTCACCTGCACGGATACCGCACAGAATGAGGGCAGTGGCGCTTGCTGAAGGATTCGAACCTTCGGACAGTCTCCCATCGTCGGTTTTCTGGACCGATTTCATCAACCACTCGAACAAGCAAGCAGATGGCGCAGAGGGTGAGATTCGAACTCACATGCCGCGATTTCCGCGACGGCAGCTTAGCAAGCTGCTGCCCTACCGTTAGGCGACCTCTGCATAATGCACCTTTTTGACATAACATAGGTGCTTGTATGACCCCTGGCAGACTCGAACTGCCGACTCCAGCTTGAGAGGCTGGCGACTTGGACCAACTTGTCGAAGGGGCCTTATGGTGTGTCGGACTGGATTCGAACCAGTGAACCGTAACGGAGCGGTTTTACAGACCGTTTGCTTTAACCTCTTGCATACCGACACATATGGTGCTCCCGGCTGGAATCGAACCAGCGACACGCGGGTCTTCAGACCGCTGCTCTACCAACTGAGCTACAGAAGCATGGTGACCCGTGTGGGTTTCGAACCCACAATAACCTCCGCCGTGAAAGGGCGGCAACTCTACCAATTCGTCCAACGGGCCATATATAGCCGCAATCCTGCGGCGAGGGTTTATGCGATGACAAGGATGTCATCAATTTTCGTATCGAGCATTGCTGCTAATATCACAAGGTTATCGATGGTGGGAAGCGCGGTTCCGGCTTGCCATTTAGCAACCGCCTGCGGAGACACACCGAGCATGTCTGCCACATCCTTCACCTTTATGCCTGCTGCCTTTCGCAGGGCCTTGATATTGGCACCTGTCTGCTGGATATCAATAGTAGGAACGTTCATTTTTCTTGCTGCCTTTCTGTATTGCAGGCAACAAAAAAGCTGCCTGCCGAAATCTCGACAAGCAGCTATGACATGCAGTTATCGCTTAGAAGACGCACCGCATCTGTACATGGTCTGTTTTTGCCTGTCGAGGAGTATGAGAAATAAAACTGCGTTCAAAGGACATGAACTCAGAATATTCGTAACTATACTCATACGACATGACATTAACAGTGTTGCACAGCATTTTGGGGTATCTCCTTTCGTTTCGTTCTGATATTATTATACCATGTTTTCGCAAGTTCGCAATCAACTTGTGGTTTAGTTTTTTGGTCTGTATACTCTCCAAAACAAAAAGCCGCCTCTTATGCGAGGACGGCTTTTCTTATTGTGGCAGGGGTAACACGACTCGAACATGCAACAAGCGGTTTTGGAGACCGCTGCTCTACCACTTGAGCTACACCCCTATATAGATACTCCAGCTGGGAGTCGAACCCAGATTGACACCTCCCACGATTGAAATCGTGGGATTCCTGGGTGGCGGTGGCAAGGCTTATCACCATGCCGCATACAAGGCAGCGAGTTATGCGGTTTCTCACCAACAGCTACGGGTGTAGTTGTCAATGAGCGTCCAGCCAAAATGGTTGACCAACATACTTTTCTGCGTTCCCAGCTTTTTAAGTGCATCCTCCTGTGGAGTTTCACCTCTTGCGAGGCAGCTCTCTAACGAGGAATGTGTCGAATTCCCCGAAAAACTATTATTTTAGAACCCTACGCTTGCAGGAAGGTAGCTTTTATCCTTCTGCAAGCGCTTTATTGTATTTTCGTGCATCACTAAGAATGCAGGAAAAGCTGAGTTAAGAACTTTTGTATTGTATTCCAAAGATTCAGTATCTATATATTCAAGCAGAAAAGCGGAATACAGGTCACGCTGAACCACTTCTCCGCTGCTGAGATGTGCCATCCGTTCAGATAGTTTCTTCTTGGTATAGCTTTCATCCGTATGGTCAAACTGAGAGGCTTTCGTCTCAAAAGTATCTACCTTGATAACATTGCCGCCGTTGCGGACAGCTTTGTTTGTAAGAATCGTGATAAACTTCGCGGGAGCACAGCGACTTAAAGATTTACCGAAACGCTTTTTCGTATGTGCCCTGCCGGTTTTAGCGTTAATTTTCGTTTTCTTGCTGCGTTTCTGCAAAGCCTTGTAGTCCATGTCTTCAACGATAAACTCATTACCGTGTTGCAGTAATTCATTGGCAAGGGTATTGTGCTCCATCTTACGGATATCAGCTAAGCGGCGGTTCATGTCCCGCAATTTTGCACGCAGACGATAGTAGTGTTTGCTATACTTCCAGTCGCGCTTTTGCTTTTGACCGTGCTTGCGCTTCAATCGTTTTATCGTGCCATCCGGATTATAATATTTCGGATTCGTGGCGCGACGGGAACGGTTCATTGCTCGCATGGTGCATGTAATTTCGTTCACAAGGCTTTTAGCTTGCGCTCTTGCCGATGGCGCGAGCACCCTCAAATCGCAGATATCATTGCTGCTGATGGCGAGCGTCTGTGTGCCAATATCAAGGCCCACACGGCCTTGATTGACGGGATGCCTCATGACGCCGTTGCTATCGCATTTGACGGGAGGATAACCTTCCAAAACAAGCTGTGCATAATACTTCCACTTGTTTTTGACCCACTTACGAGTAATGCGGCAGTATTTCACTCCACATTTGAGAGCTTCTTGCTGATATTTTCCTGTCTGAGTTTTAGGATTACGCAACACAACAGGAAATTCATGCTTTCCGTACACAATGCGCAGGTTGCCTTTTCCGATAGTGGGTTTTATTTTTGCGATAGCGGCAGCAATTTCAGCTTCCATTTGTGGTTTTACCTCATCAGGAAGAACGACTTTCTTATCGTCTTTAGGGTCAGGCTGCCCGTACATATCATCGTATCGCTTCTCAACGGCTTTTTGCGCCTTGCGCTTAGCCGACTCTATATTGCTTGTAGTGAGGTTTGCCGGGCGAAGCACGATACCGGTGAAGTTGTTTTTTCCGGAGATAGCTGCTAAATCATCTAACCTTTTGTAGTGAACCTCTTTTCCTTTGCTAAAGAAGAAAGTGCTCCATGCTTTCCAAACATCAGAGGCAACTGCCTGTGCTATATGGGAGTTTATAGCATAGTGCTTCGCGTACGGCACAACCAACTTATGAAAAGCATCTTCAGAAAAACGATATTCTTTAAGCATCTTTTCGCGTTGCTTAAAGAGTGTTTTTTGCTCATCGCTGTCGGGAGTTGCTTTTGCAATAGCTGCCATCAACTCACGATACTTGCGCGTCTTGCGCAATTGATGCCACATTTTTGTAGTCGCACTCACAAGCTGATTGTAGATGACACCACACTTCTTGAACTCCTTATACAGATAGTCTTGCTCGTTGAGACTTATATCAAAAGGCAATGTCAATACAAATGATGGCGTGCTATTCTTGCTCCCGAAAGCCATAAAGTTACCCTCCTCTCTTTTTTTGCTGTTCTACATAGTGTTGAATCGTAGCGGTAGACACATCTCCGGCAGTGCTTACAAAATAGCTGCGTGTCCACATTTGCATAACCGTGTCAGGAAAAAACTCTTGCTTGAGTATCCTGCCGGTGGTTCCTTTAATAATTTTCATGATTTCTGCAGCACTTAATGTAGGCGGAGCATTCACGAAAAGATGGCAATGGTCTATATGACATTCCATTGCCAGTATCACAATGTCGTTTTGCTCACAAATTTGAGTTACAAGTTCCTTGAAACGAGCTTCAAACCCATCCACTAGAAATAATTTTCTCCGATAGCGTGGGCAAAACACAAAGTGATAATTTATCATAGAAACGGTTGCTTTTGTGCGCCTATAATCTTTTTTCATATATCTGTTATATCATATTTTAGATGCCATGTTGTTACAAACACATGAATATATACAAAAAAGAGTTGTTTTGAAATTTCTCCCAAAGTAACTCTAAGGTGCGGCCTATCATCCCACGGTTGAAACCGTGGGCTTTCCCGGCCTTCGTTTGGTAAAACGGGACTTAAAGCCGCCGCGTTTGCCAGTTTCGCCACTGGAGCATATGGCGGGTTGTACAGGGTTTGAACCTGCGGCCCACGGATTAACGGTCCGTTGCTCTACCAGCTGAGCTAACAACCCATAAATGGCAGTTGTTGTACTGCCGGACATGGTACTCCCCGAGGGATTCGAACCCTCAAAACGGTGCGGTTTGAGCGCACTGTGTCTGCCAATTTCACCAGAGGAGCTTATGGCGGGCGTAGCAGGATTTGAACCTGCGACAAACGGATTAACGGTCCGCCGCTCTGCCTACTGAGCTATACACCCACAAAAGTGGCAGATAATGCTCTGCCGGGCATGGTGCGCTCGCGGGAAATCGAATCCCGAACGCCCCGATTAAAAGTCGGGTACTCTACCGATTGAGTTACGAGCACTTGTCGCGCATCTTCCGTGCCTTGCTTATGGGAACACAGCTTTGAGGAATCTCACTTCCGATGCGCATGAAAGTGAGCGTTGGCCGAGAATGGTTGAGTCGAACAACCGTTGTCAGGGTCAAAGCCTGATGCCTTACCGTTTGGCGAATCCTCGAATATACATTATGTATAATAGCATACACTTTAATAAGCCTGGCTGGAATTCACTCCAGCGGCATTAGAGTGACCTGATTCTGATTTTCTGCATCAAAAAAGCACCCATCAGGCGTTGTGCGTCTGACAGGTGCTCATATCGTGCAGAGTATGGAAAACAACCGATACTTGGATGATTTTATTCAACCATCACTGCACTATGATTTGCACAAACAGACAACACAAAACAGCCGAAGAGATTCCAATTGCTCCACAGCTTTTGCAATTTATTCTGTTTGTTCATCATAGCAGCAAACATCGTGCAATTTTCCTTTCATCAAATTCAGTGTCTATATTATACAATGTGTAGAATACAAAGTCAAGGCTTTTCATAAAAATAATAGCAGGCCCACGCTTATTGTTTGTCTAGCTTCCAAGCCACAATCCGCACTATCACATTCGAGAGCAATACGTCCTCATACGAGCACAGTACGCCTAAAGCGTTAGCCATTCTGGACTCATAGTCAGCCATAGCCAGGTCGATGGGCACGTTGATTTCAGCAGAACCATCCGTAGTTTCCAGAACGGGAGTCCTCGTGCTTTTCCTTTTGACGCTCCAGTTGTTTGCCAGCAAGTAGTCGTACAGTGCATACGGATTAACTGCGCTTATACCTTCTCTCGATGACAGTATCGTATATGCCCGCTTGTATTTTCTGGTTCTTTCCAAGTCCCTTTCAGTTGGAGTGTGAGGGAGCCTGGTTAAGTCCATATTGCTGCGCAGGTCCGAGAGCTTTACTTTGACAGCAATAGAATTTTGCTGAATATACCAAAGATATTCAGCATACGATATACCCTTGCTATGGGTCAACGTACTCACAGTGTCAGCAACCTCTTTTGGAAACCCCGTTCTGATGTCTTCTATTGTGACGGACGTATCTTCGACCGTATCATGCAGAAATGCCACAGCCTCGGCTATTGGGTCACCTTTTACGCCTTCTGCTACAACCGTAACGTGCGCTTTGAAGTAATCCTTCCCCGCCTTGTCTTTTTGCCCGGCATGAGCCTTAACAGCCCAAGCTCTGGCTTTGGCAATCATATCAATGTCAGACTGCTTCCACTCTAAAGGAATCGTAATGTTCACTTGTACGCTTGATTTTTTTGCCAACTATATCACCTCATATATATATTATGTATGTATTCTGTGCCGTCAGTCAAACTGCTCAACGAATATTTTACAAAAAATCAAAAAGAGCCATTCATCCCACAGGAAAGCCTGCAGGTTTTCTGGCTCGCAATTATAACCCTGTTGGATATAGCAATCTGTTGCCTTGTGTTGCTCACAAAAACAAAAAAGCCGGGAAGCCCCGGCAAACATGGCGGCCAGAGTGGGATTCGAACCCACGGACGTTTGCGGCGTCGCTGGTTTTCAAGACCAGTTCCTTAAACCACTCGGACATCTGACCATAAAAGGATGGGGCGGGACCGAAATCCCGCCCCACAGCAAGGAGAAAAAACTATCGATTACCGTTAGTTAGAGGATGGCAAATTAGTGGATGCCCAGGGAAGCGGCATAAGCAGCTTCACGAGCGGCAACCTGTGCCTGCAGAGCAGCGATGGAAGCGGCATAAGCGGCTTCACGCTTTTCAGCAGCAGCCTGAGCTTCAGAGGTAGAAGCGTACTGGGGCTCGTTGCCAGCCAGAGTGCCAGCATAGCCCTTGACGCCATCAGCGCCCTTAACAGTCAGGACTTCATGACCACAATGGTCACAGACGTAAACGTTACCCTTGCGGGTCCAGTTGTGATAGCCACAGCTGGTGCAGACGGTGTACTCATTGCCCCAGGTGCCATTGGCAATAGCGGCGGCAATTTCACCGTGCTCAGAAACCTCAACGTTCTTGCGAGGAGCGGTCGGAGTAGTGGTGGTAGTGCCGTTGCCCTTGTTGGAGCCGGTAGAAGTGTTGTCCTTATCGGGGGCCACTACGTCGCCCTTGTCATCGGGAGTGGTGGTGCCGCTGTCGCCGGTATTGTCGCCCTTGTTGTCGCCCTTATCGTCGGGGTTGGTGACATCGCCCTTGTCATCGCCCTTGTTGTCATCCTTGCCGTCATCGGGAGTGGATGCAGTAGTGGCTTTCAGGGTCAGGACATTGTCGTGAATGTCATCGCCCAGGAAGTAGAACAGGCGGTCATGGTTCAGGCTCTTGCTGGACGCGGTGTAAGTATCGCCGGAATCGGTGGTCCAGGCTTCAACACTCTGACCATCAACACTGCCCGGGAAAGTGGCGGTGTCAGTTTCGGTCAGCACAGTGTTTCCGTCAATCTGATAGTTGATGGTGATGGAACGTGGATTACCTTCGGCCGCATAGCAGGAAGTGATGCCGTCAGCGGTGAACCACTGGTCAACTGCATCGTACGGCAGAGTGTCGCCGGGATAGTAGTTGTAGGTGTAGCCGCCGTGGCCCTGCAGGGTAATCCAGTAACCGTAGTCATACTGGCTTGCCGGGAACGTCATAGAGCCGCCCGGAGCCAGGTCCTGGGAAGAACCGTTGCTGAAAGAGAAATGATAGGTGTCGCCGGTGGCTGCGAATGCTGCGACAGGCAGACAAGTTGCCATCATACCGGCTGCTGCAATCCCTGCGATTGCTTTGATGATTTTCTGATTACTCATGTTGTGTACTCCTTTGCTTTTTTGATTTTTTCGTCTATTTATCTGCATTTATTCAGATACCGGTTTGAAAGAAATCAGCCGCAGCTTTGCTGCGTTGCCCACCATCCGCCGCGTGGAGGCTTTCCCATGGATGGTTGACGAAGCAGATATGTGCTTCGCCAGTGCCGCAACCGTCTTCGCCACTCGACACAATTTCGGTTTGAATTTATCCCCGTAAAATCGCATGTCCATGCTGCGCGGAGAGGATAAAATTCTTCGTGGTATGGTTTCGGAGTTCCGCGCCTGATTGGCCGTACTACACGCAATGCAGTACAATACCCCAGATACCTTTGGCGAAAGGAAGCGAAAGGGTGTCTGGATGGAGAAGGGAGATGGCCTCGAACCATCGATACCCTGCTTTGCGGCAGGTGCTTTATCCAGCTAAGCTATCCCTCCATGATGGCGGGTCAAGCCCGCCAAATAGCGTTACGCAAACTGGAAGTCGCCGTACTGAGTCACGGCGCGTTCCAGGCGCAGGGGAATGGTTTTTGTGCTCTTCTGAGTGATGTCCTCGCGTGCTACCTGAGCTTCACTCACGCCAGCCGCCTGCAGGACTTCATACAGATTGGAAGGACCAGTACCAGCATAACCACAGGTCAAGCCATTAACCTGAAGCGTGAAGCCGTGCAGATGCGGTGCCAAACCGGGAATGAAATCGAGTTCAACAATGACCTCGTCGCTCTTGTCGTTTACACGGTTGACAGCGATGGCGCGGATGTTCCGGTTGCCAAACATTTCAATCAGCTTTTTTGCTGCTGCAGCGGTTTCTATGGTAGTCGTACCTTCAACATTGATAATTGCCTGTTCCATAAGTTTCATCTCCTTTCTATTTATTGTTTCATCGAGTAATGGGGCTAATAGTCAGATTTGAACTGACGGCCTGCTGATTACGAATCAGCTGCTCTACCAACTGAGCTACACTAGCACGGCAGGGTGTTTTATGCTGGTCACCCCTTGAGCGAGAAGCCAACTCGCATCCAGCACCATTCGATAGCTGCATCGATGGATTCTGCTTTAGACCCTTTCCGCTGTTTTCCGGTCTTATTCGCGACTAATACCGGGACTATTGGATACTATCAGGCACAGCACCTGTTTGCCTATTCGTTTTGAGGCTGTCCATTAGCAATTCGACAGCGGACCACGTGTGGACCATGCTCACCAAGTTTAACGTCGTGGCGTACGGTGACTGCGACGTGTGGAGCAAGTAGCGGGGGTCGAACCCGCGTCTCCGCCTTGGAGGGGCGGAGTATTAGCCGTTATACGATACCTGCATAAGATTGCGGGTGAACCCTCACTTAGTCCCGCCATGACATCCGTTTAGTAGGTCGTCATCCCCGGATGTCATCTTCACACCACCTGACAATCTTGCGAACCTCATCGTTGACGATACGCGAAAATCCAAGAAAGCGCTTGGGTGTTGGTCAACTTCAAATTTTGAGCCCTGTCGTTGATTCCCTGTCAAATCGGGTTAACGGTTGTCGTTGGGCTGTGTGTGAGACTGCGGCGAAACTTACCAGTTGCCGTGCAGCAATCTCGCCTTTACGGCTGTGTCGCGTCTGGATGCGCCCCGACTTGACGGGGATGCTCGTACGTTTGCATGCTTCTAAGACATTCGTCAGCAGCCGCAAGAGCCGCTGTCCGCCACCCGCCACGAGGAGGCCGCCTTAATGGGTGGCATGCTGTCCGCCAGATGTTGTGTATAGCATCGTATCATGTGACTTCGATACATCCAACGGATAGCGTCTGGAGCTGGAAATCGGACTTGAACCGATGACCGACTGATTACAAATCAGTTGCTCTACCAGCTGAGCTAAACCAGCAAATACAAACATTAGCCAGATGCCCGGAACACGGAAACATCTGTTGCCCACCGTCCGCCGCGTGGAGGCTGTTTGCTTGGACGGCTGGCGCGGAGTTACCCGCGCCAAATGGGAAATAAAGAGGTATGAAAGGAAGGATATTACTATGAAACGGATGATTTTCACGCTTCACCTGTGTCAGCTCAAATGAAGCCATGCGACCAAGATTGGGGAAAGGAAAACCTTGATATCTCAGGAGCCGTTCCTCTTCCTGAGAACAATTGTATTATACCATATATGTGGTATCCGGTCAATGAAAAGACACAATATATAGTGTCTAAATTGTAAACAAACATTAAGATACCACTATATATAGTGGTTGGGGCTAACGCATCAAAAATGCCTTGTGGTTCCGGCAGATTGCAGGAAAGTCAGCAAATCTTTAGCCGAACCTACCATGGAAACCACAGCGCCACTTTTCGCGTACAGGTCGGCAATGGAATCTTCCTGCCCCTATGGTTAGTCCTTCCCAAGAAAACGCACCCACTGTGTATGCTTGATTGGCTTGCTGTCGAAAGCACAGTGCTCGTCATGATAATCCGGCATCAGTTTCCGCTGGAAACACCTCGTACACGCTGACATACAGCATCCCCGGCTTGTAGTCAGCGTACTCAACCAAGCGTTTTTGGTCGTATACTTTCACGTCAGAGTTATCGTCCGCTGTGAGCCAAAGATATTTCACATGTTCGGCATAGCGCGGGTCTTCGATACGATAGCTCTGCCCCTCTTTGATTTTCAAATGACGTGCATTTGCTTGGGCACGCGAAAACTCAACGAATGCGCCGTAGTCGCCAATCACGATTCGGTTATACCCGCTGGCAATGACCGTGCCGCTTCTGGTTTCGAGTTTGGTCGTATCGCCGGACATATTGCACCATTCCGGCAAAGTTTCTTCAAATTCTGCCCGCACATCCTTGAAAAAGGTACGTGGGATGGGCTTGTACTTGTATTCGTCGGCAAGCTGCTCTTGATATTTAAGCATCCGAGCGCCGGTTTCCGAGATTTTGTGCTTCATGATTAACTCATCCACTTCTTTTCCCACTGGTCGTACTCAGCGACTTCTCGTTTTACGGTTTTGCCGTCTTTCTTATATACAGTGATACGTTGTGCATAGTTCACCGTGTGCTTTTGTAGCTGTTGCAGAGCTTCTTCCTCTGAGCTTGTTTTTGTAACTCCGCGATAGGAACCACCAGAGCCTAAGATTTCGGGTTCGTACCAACCTGTCTCATAATGCACAGTCTGTTTGACTGCTTCATCCAGAACAACTTTCCCCTGCTCACCGTAGTCACCCGTATAGCTGCTTCGAATGATTCGTGCGGCACGGTCGTTCTCCTGCTCTTCGTAGGCTTTTACAATAAAATCGACGTAGGTTTTGAACTTCTGCTCGTCACCGTCTCGATGCGCTTCAATGAGTTTTCCAATCGTGACAACGTTGATTTGGTTCATGATTTTTTGTCCTCTCTTTCCATACTTTAATTATACTCTTCCGTCAGACTGAAGTGTGATTTTCTAACGATTGTTAGCGAAAAATTCATAATTTGAAAGGGCAAAAGCTGAACGTTGGAACGTCTGAATCAGGGTTCTCAACCTGGTATTTAATGACTCTTTTTTGCGCCCCTAAAGCCTTGTATGTCTGCTCAGCATTCACGCATAAGCCGTTGGCAAAGAAGAGAGTGGAACCATTGCGTTCACTGATATTTTCGGCAGAATACATTTTTGGCTTTCTGATTCCGGGGTCGAGATGGATTCCACCGCGCATCAGCTTTTCAGCATAGAACCAGACATCAACGCGGGAGAAAATGTAAAGCAGCTGCGTGGTTCTGAAATAATAGAGAATCTGGTCCGCACCACTCCTGTATACCCAGCCCGGGGTGTGCCATAAAGGGTCGATGCCATCCCGATACCGCCGCGCCACCCGTTGTTCGTTCAGAGCGTCAGGCACCATGGAGAAGTAGTCCACCGAGGTTTCCAGGTAGAAATTTCCGGTATTGTGACTGTCCACTTTCGCTTCCAGGCCAAAGGTCTTACCATTCTTCTTCCAGACAATGAAATCGGTATCTTTGTCTTGATATGATTTATCCTGAGTTACGTCATCGTAATGGCTAATGCCATGATTCACTTTGATAATCGGGTCGTTAAGGAATTTGCGAGCCAAGTCTTCTCCGAATTTTCCCTCATCAAGCTGCTTTGACATCTTAAACTGACGAGGGCTTTCTTCCCAGGCTATCATACTTTTACACGGCATCTGCCGAATTTTTAGGCAGCTGCGATACGATATGTGCAACGATACGTTCTGTACAGGCATTGACAACGGCGCTGGCCGTCCGCTGTTCACGCAGCGAATGGCAGAGTTCGTCGAGTTCGGATTCCGTGAAGGGATAGTCTGCCGAAGCAAGGAACTTCTTGCACAGTTCTTTCATGTCATCGTCGCCTAAAGGCTTGACGCGGTGTTTGAAAGTGAATCGGCGAATGAGGGCTTCGTCAAGGTTATCGACGCGGTTTGTAGTGCCAATGAGAATGACGTCATTCGGGAGCCGGTCAAGTTCCTGCATCAATGCGATGGTGACGCGGCTCATTTCAGCGACATCATCGCGGCTGCCACGGCACATTCCGATGGCATCAATTTCATCAACACAAAGAACACAAGGCGTGCGCTTTGCGTAATCGAACACTCTGCCGATGTTCTGCTGTGTCCGGCCAAGAGCAGAATTGACAAGGCCAGAAAATTTCAGGAAAACAAACGGTAAATTCGCCTTGTGTGCAATGTAGCGGGCCAATTCAGTCTTACCAACACCAGGAAGGCCCGTCAAAAGCAAAGAGCAAGTATAGTGGATGCCAAGCTCCTTGATGGCTAAAGCTGCTTTTCTGGTGGCCAAGAGCTTGTTGATGACTGTTTCTTCCTCCTCACGGAGCAGGAACCGGCTTTCCGGGAAATTTGTAGCGTCCTCCGCAATCAAGAGACTTTCCAGGTTGGCAGGCAGCTGAATGAGTTCCGGTTTCAAAAGATTCAGCTTTTTGAGTTCAGCCTCCTTAAACCGGGCATCTTTTTCAGGGACATTCTTTTCAAGCATGATTCGGCACTGAGTCTGTGCATTTCGGATGTCGCCATCCACCACAAATCGAATCAAATTCCGTACGTCATCGGTCATTGTTATTTTCCTCCAAAAAAGAAAAGGCCGCCAAATGGCAGCCTGTTAATGTGATGCAATATTCTGATTTTTGTTTCTACTGCAAATAGTGTTTACCGTCGAAACAGAGAGATTATATTCAGTGGCAAGCGCCTGCACCTTCTCGCCTTCCCTGTGGCGTTTAGCAATCAGTGCATTACGTTCCGTGTTTTTTCGCGGACGGCCGCGTTTCTGTAAAATTCCAGCTCTGACATTTTCCTGATGAAACGTTTCATAAATCGCCGTTTTAGAGATTCCGTATTCTTTGGCAATAGTGCTGACCGAGACTCCTCTTTTGATTTTGCTTCGAATATCGGAATTCCTTTGATTGGTCTTGTCTTTCAGCGCCTTGTGATAGTATTCCTGACAGGTTTTTCCAATTTGGCGCATGTCCTTGTAAAGAGTGGATTTTGAAATACCGTATTTCTCACAGATGTCTTTTGAGGACGTTCCTGCCTCATAATCCGCAAGAATTGCCTTGCGCCTTTCATCCAACTTTTTGGAATTTGTATGTAAATGCCCTGCAAGGACGGTACGGACACTGCTTCGAGACAAAAAGTATTTTTTGGCGATTTCCTTATCAGTCATTCCGGCTTTCGCATCTTCCAACATAGCCGCATTGCGAACTTTCGTGGCAGCAGACTGCTTTTTCTTGTTCTTCTTAATCGTAGCTTGAGCGTATTCGGAAACAGTATAGTAGCACTGCTGATAGGTCACGCCATGCTTCTTTGCGATTTCAGCAACCGTCATCCCGGCTTTCGCATCTTGAATCATAGCTTCGTTGAGAGGTGCTCTTTTTGCTTTCTTTGCAAGATTCTTTTCTTTTGCTAGGTCTCTCACCATGGCATAGCAATAAGAGCTTGAAAAATACGTTTCCTTGGCGATTTCCTTGACAGTTTTGCCAGAAAGATACATTTCCCGAACCTTTTCGCGGTCTTCTTTGACCTGCTGCTTCGCAACATCTTTCTTTGATGCAGCCATGCAATTATTCCTCACTTTGACAACTTTTACTTTTCCCTGGGCCTGGACTATACCGCTTCATGGCGCGATATACGCTTCCCTTTTTGAGCCCGTATTCTTCCGCAAGCTCTTTGACAGAAACGCCGTTTTTGTATTTCCTGACCATCTCGGCGTTTCTTTTCTTGCCAGTCTCGATACGGTTTTGGCTGTGGATTTGTCGGCCATTCTTTCCGTGCGTATGAAGAATCCGATAAAAGAGCGTTCCACTGATGCCGTATTTTTCCTGGAGCTCCGGAGATTTTGCGCCCATCTCATATTCATGAATCATCTGGGTTTGCCAGGCTTTCTTCTTTGCTTTCCTCTGCCGGGCCTGTTCTTTGTAAAAGTCCTTCAGACTATATCGGACAGTAGAAACACAAATTTGATACTTTTCGGCCAGCTGTTCCTGGGACATACCGTTCTTGGCATCCTGCAGCATCTTTTCATTTCGCGCCCTGACTTTGTCATGAGTTAGACACACGTGGGTAATCTTGTTAATCGGCATTTTCGCTATTCTCCTTAGCTCTGGCTTTTACGTTATACTGGTAAATCCCATTTTGATGAAGGATAAGATAACCTAGTGAAGGGCTGATATTTACCTCCCTGCTCAACTCGATAATCGATTTTTGAGGATTTTTTGTGTAAGCATCAAGAAAAGTTTGGTTCCGCATCTTTTTCTCTTTTTTGAGAGCCGTTTCAATATGATTGTATTTTTGGCTTTCGTACTCTCCGCTCGAATGCAAGATTGCATAAATACGCTGCATGGAAATGCCGTACATCTTGCCCAATTCTCTGGCCGTCATACCGCCTTTATACTGTTTAACAATTTGCTCATTTCGAGTGGTAAGTCTCTTCCTCTTTTTTTCAAAATAACGAGGCGGCTCCTGCGTACCTTTTAGAATCTTGTAGCACATCGTTTCTGAAAGATTATATTCCCTCGCGATTTCTAAAATCGGCTTTCCATTTTTGTAATCTTCGATGATGCTTTTATTGCGGTTCATGCGTTCTTCTTTGTTTGACATAAAGCCTCCGATAAAAAGAAAGAGCAGGTTCAAAACTGAGCCCGCCCTAGCCTTTCGGTCGGATTTTGCCCGACCAACGATGTTTTTTGATGCCTTTCGTTCTATATTTTGTATTATATGCAATTCGCACAGATGCACAATGTTTTTCTTTCTGGTAATTTATGGTAAGTATTGTGCAAAAAAATAAGACCACCACCCTTTTTGGGGCAGTGGTCTTGATTGCTATTGCTTTTGAAAATCAATCCAGTAGTTTTCCGGCCTTGTATGAGTGGTACAAATAGCTCGGATTACAATAGTAAGTTGCAGTATTAAAATCTGAGATGTCATCGCTAATGAACGAGGAAAATACATCAATTACATCCTGGACACCAGGAGTGCTAGTGCAGTCAAAGATGATGCGCTGGTACACTTTTCCGATATCTGTATAAGATGGAACCTTGTAGTGGCAGTTAGACACCGTATCATACGTTCCTTCCGGCACAGGAAAAAGCTCACAAATTTCATCGGCAGATTGCTCAAAGCTCTGGCAGTGAAACACATCCGCTGAGTCGAGAATTGCCTTGACTCCGTTTGTGCCAAGAGCAGAAACCACATCCTTGCGATGATTCCTCGTAACGCGGCCGATATATTCAATCAGGCTGCAGGTATAAAAGACATCGTTTTTGCTGTAGGTTGCAGTTTCAGTCATACTTCAATCGCCTCCTTAAAAGAGAGACATTTCAAAGCGACTTCCGTGTGAAAGCTGATTTGATGCGTGGGATGCTTGAATTTTGCCAACGCCCAAAAAGCTTCACGGCTAATATCACCGCTTAGAAAGTCGTTGACGTAGTTCCAAATGGTGTCATCCGCCATGGGTCCTTCCACAATATCATAGTCATGATGTTTGCCCGAGCGACATATAGCAATAAAATCAAGCCACTCATCACTCATTTCGGGGAATTTCTTAATATTTAGCATAGGAGATTCTGTATATTCAAACACGTTGACAATACCACGAGACCTGCCTTTTTTTGACCAGCGAGCGGCTTGTTCGTAGTTGCTAGTGCAATAGAATCCCCATGAAAAATCTTTGGCGTACCTTGTTTTTCTGACCTCAGGGTTGCGGACTATTACATCGCTGCCATGATACAGAACCATTATTATCACTTCCTTGTATATATTATACTTGTTTTTATGTGTCAACACAATCATTTCGTATGATTTTGGTTCCTACGCTTTTTGCTGAAAGAACCCGAATCAAAGTTTCGTTCTAGGAGTATCAGCTGTTCGATTCACCCGGCAGCCACTGCTGAGGATAAGCGCGAAGCAGATTTTTCGGTACGCAGTCATTCAGAGCGGAATTCTCAGCAAGAGCCATATCAATGATGTAGTAATCATTGCCGTTGCGCATTACATCGACGCTCCACTGCCCTGTCAACTCAATGCGAGGAATAACCTTCTTCAGCTCAGCCAGAACAGTTTGAACGCTTTCGTGGTAACGCTGGTTCAGAATGTCTTCATGCATCTTGTAGACAACATAATCATGGCGTTCCTGTGGGCTGCTGACTTTTTTGAATTCGTTCTTCATAACATCGCTGCGCCAATAAGGACTTGCGCCAAGGATTTCCTTTGTATCAAAATCCACAAACACGCGATATTCAGTGTGCAGCGGCAAACCGTTGTAGATGGTGGGGTTATTTTCTTTGTCCTTGATGTATTCTCTGACGACCCACTCGTTCGTGATGTTCGCGCCGTAGAAGCAGCGATTGTTCAGAGGGGATGCCATCGAGCATGTCAGATGATTCAAAAACAAGAAATACTCGCCCATCTCATTGATTTCCTTCGGGTTATGGATATGAGCGTTGCGGAATTCGTATTTGGAAGAATACGTGCCCGTTTTGATAAAATAGTCTTCGTATCCATCAAGATGGAAGACTTTCTGGCAATAACGGTTCACGATTTCCTTTGTAACGGGATTCAACGTCTCGAAACCAAGGCGGGTAAGCTGCAGCATGGTGATAGGTACGCGAAGAATTTTTGTGTCCGGAACCTTGAAAAATGCGCTGCCGTACAATCCCTCTACCAGAGGAGGAAACCAGAAGCCCATAGAGTTGGGGTTCATCTCAAGCATCTGATAAGTGAAGTCATCAAGGTCGAGGATGTCAAGACCTTGACGGAACATGTTGTAGTAGAACATTTTTGTGCTGTCGTTCTTTGCATTCTTGTAGCCTGCGTAGTTTTGAAGCAGTTCCTTGTACGACGGCTCAGAAATGTCAATCTTCATCAACTTTCCGGTGAGCTGCGGACGGAGTTCTTCGGGGTAGCGTTTCAACTCCTCGTTTGTAACCTCTGTCATAAAGTCGCGGTTGGCAGAGTATGTCACATAATAGCCACCGCGTTCCGCGTTGTAGATGTACAGACGCGTTTCAAGCACCAGTTCTGTGACGATGCGGTCAATGAGCGAATTGAGTTCCGGTGGGAAGTAGACCTTTTTGTCGAGAATTGCTTTGACTGTAGCTGTATCCCACTGGAGCATATTTTCATGCAGCTCTCCGCTTTCAAGAACCTGTGTTTTATAGACCTCATCAAAGGTTTTGAGGGCATCAGGGTCAGTTTTGAGCATTGCTGCAAGCTCCTCATAGGAAAACGGCTTATCTTTCTTATCGGTTAAGATGGCGCTGATTTGTTCAAACATGTCTTTTGTTTCAGTCATTTGTGGTCTCCTTTTCTAAAAAAGCCACCGTTTCTGTAGGAAAACAGTGGCAATGTATAAGTGATATGGTTTAGCTTGCAATGTTCAACTCGCTGTTGGAAATGTTCTCCAGCCAGTTTTTGTTCATTACATTACCAAAACGATATTTCTTCTGCGACTTGTAGGACCAATCGCAGCCGGAAACGACATCACCGATGGCGTTCAAGTACAGCTCGCCGCTGTAAAAGTCGATATCGCCGGTTTTGTTGAATTCGTATTCGAGCTTGTCTACATGAGGTTCACGCTTCTTATAGATATTCGAATCGAGATTCTTAGCACGCCCTTCGTTTAGTAAATAAGCCAGATGGAAGTCCGTTACCTTATCGTTACGGTTATATTTCAAGCCACTAAGGATACTTTCGCTTTCATATGGGATTGCTTCGTGGAAGTTATCACTGCTGATGCAAAGACCGCACATATAGTCATCTTTTTCATCGCAGTAGGCCCACCACTCCAGACTCGCCATAGCAAGGTCAGCCATCTTATCGACAGCTTTTCCGTTAGTGACCATGTAAAAGCTTCCAACGGCGATACCGCGCTCTTTGACAGCTTTCAAGGTGTATCGAATTGCCGGTATATTCAGAGAGATTTCCCCACCGGTAAAGGTAAGAGAGCTGATATAAGCTCCCTTCTCAAAGTTGTCGAGAAAAGCATCGATGTACTTCTCCTGAATATCGATGCTTTCGGCATCTCCGCGCAGGCAGTGCGCACAGCACATATTGCATCGGCGCGTAACTTCTATGAATACGTTGTTTGCGCTATAAATACGCATTTTTTCATGCCCTTTCTGTTATTCTTCCTCGCAATCCTCGTAGTCGTCCATGAAGTTCTCGTTGCGGTCGACGACAACATTCACATCCGGCGGAGCGATTTTAGTCAGACCATAGTTCAAGAAGAACGAGCCGGGAATGTCATCGACATCGCCCCAGTTCCAGCAACCACAGTTGATTTCCAGCTGTCGTTTGCCTTCATCCGTCTTGAGATAGTCCATGACAGCACTGCGCAGGACCGTTTCGGGGTCATGGATTTGCTCCGGATTGTAGCTGAATTGCATCAGTGTGCATTCCGTTGCGGATAAGCCAATGACCTCATTGGCGACGATAGTGAAAGTCTTTAGCATTGGTATTCCTCCTTCCTAAACGTTGACGATGCCGCCGTGCTTGGCCAGAACCGCGTCTACGGTTTCTACGGGCACATACCCGTAGACCGTAGCCAGCGGTGCCTCGTCGTCTTCAGCAAACGGCAGAAACTCTTCGACCTCCTCAGACAAGTAGCTGAGTTCGACCTTAGAGTAATTGCCGTCCGACAGGTCTTCGTTCGGTATGCAGTAGTGCATGCCGCTTGCCTGAATCGACAGGGTGAAGCCGTCTGCACAAACTGCTTCCGGACGAAGTGCAGCAGTACCAAAGATGGTCTTGCTGAAGGTTTTGCGGAGAAATTCGTTGGTATTGAAAATAGCCATAGTAATATGCTCCCTTTCTGTGTGTGAGATGTTTCTTAGATGTACTTTTCCCAGAAGCGCTCGAACTCTTCGTCCGGCATCTGGGCTTCGGTTTCATCCATCACGCGGTCGTAAGTATCGCTGGAAATGTCGGTCCCGACAAAATCAGCAACAGCCTCATGTCCGCGCTTCTGGATGGCATCCTTCAGGATAGCCCAACGACATTCGTGAATGGCATCATCCAGCGTTTTGTTGCCATCAGGCTGCCAATACTCGCCTGTCTGCTGAATTCTATAAAACTCATCCAGCGCATCATCAACATTGTTTTCGAGAAGAATATCGTCAATAAAATTGACAGGATAATCCTTGCCGTTGATTTTCACTTCTGCATAACTGAAACAGTCGTCATCACACGGCATTGCTGCACAGGTGACATCGAAAATTTCGTGCGTTTCCTTGTTTACCTTGCAAGGCAACTGGAATGTTGCTCCGGACTCGAAGTAAGAAAAGACGACTGCTTCCTCAACATCGTTGTCGGGGCATTTCGCAGACTGGATGAATTCCGGCATAGACAGCACATCAATACTCTCTCTTCGGTCGCCCATGGCAGGATAAACCTTCATGATTGTATAACCATCATGCTGCAGCTTTCGGATAGCACGGCACAGGTCCACACGGATTTCGTGCGAATCCATAATGGTGCCACGGTCATCCTTAGGTAGGAAGATTTCAATAACTTTGTTGATGTCAGGGGTTTCGGCAACGAAGTAGACTTTGTCATCGTAAATTTTGAACATTACATTACGCTCCTTTTGGTTCATACAAAAAAGGCGGGCTCCCTAAAAACAGGAAGTCCGCCCTTTAAGCGAAATTGTGAATGTACGAAAGGCATAAAACCATTTCGATATGGAATGTTATCTATCGTACAATTTTTATTGTAGTCGGTTCGCACAAGCACGCAACTATGATTTGGGATTTGAACCGCAAAAACAAAATGGTCAGACAGAGCTTGCGACTTTGTCTGCAATTTAATTTATTGACAATTTGGTGCTGTGTTGGTATAGTTAGAGTGAAAGGAGGGTTGTATTGCAATGGATATTTATCAAGAGCAAATCAGAGACATCTTTGGCACCACCGACCTTAATCAGCTGCGCCAGTATGCTGCACAGCTCAAAAGTGTGCCATGCACTCAAAAAAATCCGCGCAATGCGGGAAGGAAATCTTGTTTATCTGAAGACCAGATAGTCGATATTGTGGAGCTGCATAATTCCGGTTTTAGTGCAGCTGCTATCGCGGATAAATACGAAGTTTCCCGCCAGACGATATACAAGTATCTCGACAAAGCTCAGCATTTCAGTGACGACCCGAATTATACTCTGCGCATCAACTACATGAACAGGCAACAGCTCTGTACTACGATTGATGTTGATTTCCGCCACGAAAAAATCAAAATCAAAAACTATACAGATAAAATTCCTCTTCGCGCATTTGGTGTGGTGGAAGAACCTTCGTGGAAAGATTTCGAGATTTTCCTGCAAGACCGTTGCCTTCCTTCGAGCCGGGCCGGTATCAAGGAAATTCTGCGTGATATGGGCGTTCCTTTTTATGACCCGCTCCTTATCATCGAGAAGACGGAAGGCCGCATAGCAGGTGACCATCAGTGGATGCAGCTTATTAAGAGACCTGCCGCGTAACAGGAGGCCAATATGCAGCTTGTTGACTTCAACAACTTAGAGCCGCAAGAAACTCTAAATCACACATCTAAAGGCAATCAGCTAAAATGGAAGTACGACGGTTACTGGTATAAGGCTGACCACATGGGATACGAAGGCTTAGCCGAAAGCATCGTGTCTGCATTGCTTGAAAAGTCCAGTATCAAGTACCCTTTCGTGAAGTACGAATATTCCAAGATTTTATATCACGGTCGGACATACAATGGATGCAGAAGTGAGAATTTTATTCTCAAGAACAGCAGAGCCACGCTAATACCTCTCGAAAAGCTCTATCGCAGCTATACCGGTGGCAGCCTTGCCATTGATACTGCAAAGCAGGGCGATGTCCAAGAAAGAATCAAGTTCTTGGTTGATTTCGTTGAGAAGCATACCGGAATCAGAGACTTTGGACCATATCTGACAGCAATGCTCGAAGTTGATGCTTTCTTCTTGAACGAGGACCGCCACACGAACAATATCGCTGTTTTGTATGACGATACCGATGAGACCTATTCGCTCTGTCCGTTGTTCGACAATGGCTTGTCACTCTTATCCGACACCAGTTTGGATTTTCCTTTAGAACGACCATTAGAAGATTGTCTGCAAGCAATAGAAGCAAAGCCGTTTTCGCGGCATTTTGATGACCAGCTTGATGCTGCAGAGGGATTATATGGCATCCAATTGAGGTTTTCTTTTGGTTCGCATGATGTAAAGGACATAATCGATGCATTCCGTTCTGAGTATGGCAATGACATCTGCAATCGTTGTGAAGCGCTTATTCGTCGGCAGATGCATCATTATAGCTATCTCATACAAAAATGAAAACAGGGCAACGGCCATTGCGGTCGCTGCCCTATTGTTTTGCGCTGCTGCATGAAAAAAGCCGCCCACCAGAAGGTGAACGGCGCTGTGATTAACTGTTAATGTTCTGCGCTTCAGTCAGATAATCCGTCGCAAGTGCTTCAGAGACGCCATAGGTATGCATCAGCATTTTGACAGTATCCTTTGCTTTGCAGCCCATTTTTAGGAGCATAGCTGCTGCTTTGGTGCGCTCTTCCGAAGAAAGCTCATCAGCAAATTTATCGATTTCTTTGCACATGAATTTTAGCCCCTTTCCTTTAAGGTTTGCAAATCCCACACGCCGAATACCCTTCCTGGATGAGCTCATCGCGGGGCCCCATATAGTCGATTCGATTCTTTTGACTCATCGATTCGACTGCAGAGCAATCGGGTTTGTGAAACTTCATAGTGCTCGTGTTCAGAACGTATGTCTCGTCTATGACAAGTGAAGCTTTGTCCTGTTCATCCTTGGAATCTGCAGCACTACCGGCTTCAATCTGATTTTCATCATGATATTCACCGGAAGTGAAACTTACCTCTTTGCCATCCGAGGTGCAGTGAATATCACCCAGCAGGTCTGTGCGATAAACCTCGACACCTTTGTTTTGCAACTTGTCGAGTGTTTCCTGATGTGGATGGCCGTAACTGTTCCCTGTGCCACAAGAAATCACAGCATATGTTGGATTTACCGCATCCAGAAAAGCCTCTGAGGTAGATGTACTTGAGCCATGATGCCCTACTTTCAGAACTGTTGACTGAATGTCTTGTCCCGATGCAAGTATCATGTTTTCCGCTTCCTGTTCCGCATCTCCTGTAAAGAGGAACGAGGTGTCTCCATAGACAATACGCAAAACAATCGATGTATTGTTCGTGTCATCGGGAACAGAATTAACACCAACTATCGTGAATTCTGCTTTCCCTAGAGTATAAGTGTCTCCCACATCCGGTATGGTAATGCCTCCGCCTTTCTGTTCCGCGTGGCTTGCAAAGTCCCGAAATGCTTTGCTGTCGTATTCTGTCACAGGGCACAGAGTCATGTCCGCAGTGACGGCCTCAAAGGCACCGGACAAACCGCCGATATGGTCTTCGTGTGCGTGGGTTCCAACGACATAATCCAGGTGTCCATCGGTTTCACGCTGCATGACAGAGTAAAGAACGTTAGAATCATCGACATTGCCGCCATCAATGAGCATTGAGTGGCCGTCGCAGGTAACAAGAGCGGAATCCGCTTGCCCTACGTCTAAAAAGTGAATCGTAAAGCTGCCGTCCACCGAATCGCCAGCCGTCTGTTCACTGCTTGCAGTGCTTTCTGAGACGACCCCGGTGCTGGATGGACTTTCCGATATTATCGGACTCTGACCGCAGCCGGTGAAGCTGAGTGCAAAGAGCGCAGCGATGATTGCCGCTGTACTCCGTAAAAGCTTGTTTTTGATTTTCATGAATTCTTCTCCTTTCAACAAAAAAAGCGGACCTACCCCGCTATGGGATAAGTCCGCTTAAAATACAGATTGTGAATCCTACTGATTGCTTAGTATCTGTTCACACTTTACATTGTACGGCGTTCGTATATTTTGGCAAGCGCTATTTTTCCCCAAACTTGATGTCGATATATACAATCTCAAAGCACAACGCAGTGCTCAAGACAAATCCAAGAACAACATATGACGGATGGGTCAAGGACCAGTCAGGATTCGCTAGATACCCATGCCAATATCTAATGTTAAGTACAAAAATAAACACCGGCAGAATTAGATACCAGATGCTTTCCAGCACAATTTTGATGTCTTTTCGCATCTCACTCGCCTCGAAATTCGAGCGGAATCAGAGTTCGGCGCTTCTGACTTTCTGTATACCAGAAAATACTAAGTCCGGCCAGGATGGCAAAAATGATAATTTTCAAAAGCCTTTTCATTTCGTTCTCCTTTATGCTGCGGATGCAAAAATGTCACCGCAAGGGCAATTATAAAACATTTTATACCGACTTGTCACGGCCGATATATCCCAATTCTTAATATCTCTCATTGTTTATGCTTTGTTCATTTTTGTCAGTCGCTTAGCAACTGACATGATGAGCCATTTCTGGGTTTTCTCCGAGAGTTGGCGGGGCTTGCATTCGATTTTCTTGCGAATCCCGCAGGTATTTTCGCCGTTGTAATATAGCAGAACTCCTATACCATCAGGAATCTCATCTTTGACCTTCTTGTATAGCGCTAACGGCATCGCATAGTAGTTACAGTGCCCCACAAAGTTGTGGCCATGGTCAGAGTGAAAGTCACTCACGGAAACCTTAATTTCCACGCAGGTGATGACGGTGTCGATGGTGTATGTATGTTTCGTCTTATATAGCCTGCAGAACCGTTCCGTACACGGTTCATTACGAAAACTCCAGTTGGCGATATCTTTAGGGCATGATACTTCCTGCGTCCACTGCCGGACGGACGGCATAACTAAGTCTCTGTCCTCATCCCTGTACATTGAGAGTTTGCAGGTCCCACATTTTGTTTCTGATGTGAAGCACTCTTGAACCCGAACGAAGTCAACAAGGCCGGATTTTATCGAACCGCACTCGACAGGTACTTCCAGAGCGTCGAAGCCTTGACGGAACGAATCAACCCGGTATCCACCATAGTTGGCAGGATGCCAAACCTTTAGCGCTGATTCTATTTTTTGAGTCAGAAAAGTTTTTGCCATGGCTGCTCCAATCCTCATCGAATGATTTCGTGCGCAATAACGTCGGATTCCGTACAAAAGATATCGCTGTAATCGGCCTCATCATTGCCCGCACAGACCTCATGCTGATATGGTGCCGTGCCCTTGCGTTCAATTTCAATGTGCCAGATACCGTTCGTATAGCGCACTACCAAAATCGTGTCATCATCCAAGAACAGCCGGACTCCCTTGACATCGAAGCAACCAATTTCATCGACTCCATAGTTGGAATTATCCAGGCAGACAAGGTCGTCACTGGACCCATAAATTTTGACCACGTTGCACCTCACACCGTTTTCTGTTCGCTGGTGACAATGCGCGGGATGAATAGAAATTCAGTTTTTCTTGTTTCAGTGTTGGTCCTCCGAATGACCGTGCCATCCCGGATGATTTTCACGCCGTCCTTTTTGATGACGGGCTTTTCATCGCCGACGAAGTTCATCAGTTCCAATTCCTCGACAGTATAGTTGTCCCGGTGCAGCCATTCCGTGAGCTCACCGTCATCGTCGAAAACCGGGACAGCCTCGCTTCCCAGCGTGCTCCTTGCTTTGAATTCATTCATAGTTTTCGTCCTCCTTGCAACAATTTTCCATGCGTATTATCAGAATTCCGGGATTATATCTGAGCTTTGCAACATTCGTACAGCCGCAAAAAAGTCAAGCCGATTTAATTTAGGTTTATACCGCCTTCTTCGTCTTCTTGGTTTCGGGCTTTACGATACCGCCGTTGGCATCGTAGACATTGTATGGAAAGTCACCGTTATTGACGCGCTTAGCAACGCGCTGCCCGGTGGCAGTCTTATAATACTGGTTCAGTCGGTTTGCAGTACGGAAAAAGGCAAACCTTGCATACTGTGTGCCGCGCTTGACACGATTTTCGCGCAGCAGTTCGTCCCGCAGCGTGATAGCATAATGTTCGGCTTTATTGTTGGTGAACCCCGAATAGAACACGTCCATGAACTTCTCGATTTGACACACTCCCACGATTAAAATCGTGGGATTCTACTTCAACGAGGCCGCTGGCTGTCCC